TTGGCTTCCTTGAGTAGGTTATCAAATTCTTCTTCTTTTTCTTTTTTAGCCTGACCAATTAGACTAAAAAATTCCGACAGTTCTTGAGACTTCATTTAACATCCTTATTTTTCTGTTGCTTGAGTAGTTTTTGAAGTTCTGCAGTAGAACCAACAAACAGAGCGTTTGTTACATTGGTAGGACCTCTGTTTGGTTCTTCATCAATATCTTTCATCTTTTTCTGAAGATCAATTAGTTTATCTGTGGTGTCTGCAACACTCTTGATCAACTGACCTGCAACTTCATATGCTCTTGCAGAATCAGATTCCTGTGCAAGTTCAAGAATACCATTGACAGCTTCCTGACCCTTCTCAATCAAAGAATATAGATTACCTCTAGAGTATTCATAATCTTTATTGATGTCATCCTTTTCTTTGGGTTTCTGAACTGGTTTTGGAGTTTCCTCCACAGGCACAATCGAAGCTTCTACATCAAGAGCATCATTGATCGCATCGAAGTTTTTCATCACGCACCTCCATCGGTGAAGAAGGAGGACGTTTCATTAAATCCAAAGTCATCACCAAACTCAATGAGTGCATCATCCGCAGCATTGAGAACATTGACGGTTGCACCGTGTTCATGTTCTGCGATTGCGGTGTTATCATATCCTCTGATGACATTAACATCTTGTCCGTTGATTTTTTCAACATACATAATCTCACCACCGATGATGATACGACCACCGACTGTGAGATCTGTAGATGCACTGACTTTGATTTTTGTGACTTTCGTGGAGATCGCACCATCGACGACGGTTGCATTGTCGTCGTTGTAATCTTGCAGAGCTTTTGGTGTTGCGGTATATCTTTGTACTCTCTTTGCAGTCCTGACATTTGTATTGGTGTAGTAGTCCACATCCACTCTCTTGATAAGACCATCGGTGCTCTCTGCAACAGGTCCAAACAAGTATGTTTTTGCAGTAAATCTGAGTGTGTGAATAATTAATCGACGACTATCAAAACCACCCTCATACTGGTCGTTTTGTGTGATACTCTCCATCACGATTGGTACGTCCTTCTTCTCACCGATCGCACTGATGAGATTGATTGTGATGTTGAGAGATGGTTGGAAATATGGCAGAATCTGTTCAATGATTTGAAGAGAATCATCATTCAGTTTAGAGATGATGTTCAATTCAAAAGTCACATTATATGGGACAGGCATATAAACTTTTTTTACATTCCCACTCTGACTTGCCAGGAATGTTTGTGTGACACCAGTCTTTCTAGATGGATCATATTGAAGACCTGTCATCTCAAAAGAGAGTCGAGGTAATGTTAGTGCAACTTCTCTATTCAGATCTGGTTGTTGTTGAATTCTTGCCAGAAACTTCTGAATAGGACCATACGCGAGTGGAACTTTCAAGTTACTAAAACTTGTCCCACTCGCATCGCGGTGTCGAATATTGATATCATTAAAGAGAGTACCGAAACCGATAACTGTCTTTCTTAATATCTCATGATAGAAGTAAGTGCCTAACATTTCAAGTATTTTCTAACTATTTAGAAAGTACCGAACGGGTTCCTCTCTGAGAAGTCTAATAAGTTATCAGCCTCACTCTCAAACTTTGCATTATCATTGTACTGATTTGCCTGATACAGATCATCATTCGGGAAGTCTGTTGGTGTATCATAACTGACAGACTTGATGATGTACGTTGCACCAGATTCTTGTCCAACAATTTTACCACCGACTGGGAATTCCATCGCACTCAACATGTTGATGTCTAGAGTGTTAGAACTTGCGTCCCAAACTTTGACTCTTGCAGTAACATCACCAACAGATACAGTTTCATTAAAGACGTAGTTACCAGTGCCGATGGTTGTTGCAGCACCGATCGTGACGGTGACATTTTGACCAGCGGTATATCCCGCACCAGCATTAGATAGTCTGACTGCACTGATCGTGCCTCCAACCATGACAGCTTCACCAGTTGCAGTGGTGCCAGACGTTGGTGCAGAGAATGTGACTGTAGGTGTGGTTGTATAACCAGAACCACCACTTGTGATTGTGACAACACCAACTGCACCCAAAGTCGTGATACCTGCAGTGGCGATACCAGAACCATTGACACTAACAGTCGGAATACCAGTGTATCCACTACCAGGATTCAAGATCAGAATCCTATCAATAGATTGACCAGTAGCAATACCAGACCTCTCGGTCATGATAGCCACCGCAGTCGCATCAGTTCCAGGAGATGTGCTGATGGATACAGTAGGAGCAGTTACATAACCATATCCATCATCTTCTAGGAAGATCTGGTTGACTGCACCAAATACAACTCCAGTACTGGCTGTTGCATCACTACCGACTTGTGAAAGGATAAGTCTTGCAAAGTACCCTTCAGTTTGAACTACCTGATCAATTGCAGATACATCAGTATCAATGACCTCATCCTCATACTCAAAGAGTTCACAATTGAGTTGATAGACGTATGTCTGGTTCAGTTGATAGAAAGGTTTTTCATGTTCTACAAACTTGATCTCAAACAGTCTTTTGCCAAGGGGAAAGAAAATCAAATCCCCTTCTTTGGGACGAGTCAATTCATACTCATCTTGTTCTGCCAAGAATGGTGCGATAGCTTCTTCAAATCTCTCTTTAGAGATGACGAAATTTGCTTCATCAACATTGCGGATACCAAACTTAGTTAAAAGTTCTCCTTGACCTGCATATCCATCAATGTTCATCAAGTAAGCTTCCAATGGGAAAGCCTGGTCAAATCTAGATTCAATCACTTCTTTCATGATTGTTCTAGATGTCATCAACTTTCTAGGAATGTAATGACACTCAATGCCATACATTCTCAACTGTTCATTGATCAGGTCTTGAACTAGACCCTGTTCCCCTTGGGAACCCTGTAGGAAAAAAGGATTTAACATTACCCGATCATATCAAGGGGAGGCATTTCATATGTAGATGGCATCTTGGCTTCAATTGTTTCCAACTCTCTTACACCATCATCATAAATTTGTCTTCCATTCAGTTGAACACCACCAGGAAGTTGAACGCCCTGGAACTTGATCAAGTTCATACCCCACTGTTTCTTACACAATGCAGTGAAGTATTTCTTCAAGAATGGTGCATTATATACACGAGTGAAATTATTCGGATCAAGGATTCTGAAACAGTCAATCACTAAGTAATCCCCTGCGGTCAACTGTGCCCAGTCAACATCAACATAAAGTCTATCTTGACGAATATTGAAACGATATCTTACTTCTGGATTCAACAAATGTGTGATGTCTTCAAGATAAGTCTGAACCATCGAATACTGAAGTAAGTCGATAGATTGGAAATTATAGATATCATTCAGGAACAATTGATATCTAATATTGAAGAGTCCATCATATACAGTGTCAGATCGAACTTTAAGAATCGAGTTGACACCAATGACAGATGGTGGGATTGCGATATAGTTACTATTCTCCTCCAGAGAGAACGTTACAGCGGTGCCTACGATGGTTGAAGTAGCACTTGTGGTAGTGATACCCGCCACACTACTATTACCCCTAGCACGTCCTCTATTGATATCATCCTCAGTAATCTTGTACTTGAGGTACATTCTCTCAATACCGTCATAGTGACGTTCTTGATACATCTGAACAGCATCATCTAACAGGTCTTGAAACTGTTCGTCTGCTACGTTGATTTCTAGAACAGGATAACCTAATTGTCTTTTGGCATAATCAATTAAACCTTGCCTTGAACTTGGTTGAGCCATTCATCTACCTCTTAAGTCGAAATTCCTGCTCTAACGATGATGTTACCTTCAATCACTTTGAAGAAGGTAGAACCAGAACTCACGTTTACATCGTAGAGGTATCTACCCTCTTCCAAACTTCTGGTTTCAGTAGAACCCATTGAAAGGGTGATTCTACCGTTATCACTTCCCAGTCCTACAGTAAAAGTGTTTGCTGTTCCAATCACAGACTTCTTCATGTTACTGGTTCCTGTATAACCAGTGAAGTTAATACTGGAACCTGCAGAGGTCTTTACCGTAAAGACTGCATCAAAATCTGCACCAGAGAAAATGGTCAGATTAGAGCCAAAGGGAACGGCAACTTCTGGGTCAAATGTAATTACCTTCTGTGCCATTTTTTCTAACTATTTAGTTTCTGTACAATAGAAGACAACATATCTTTGATGTCTCCAATATCACTCTTTACATTATCAAGTTCATTCTTCATTGATTCAAATTCGGAATTTTTCTTTTCCAAGGCTTTCTTTCTAGCCATATAATTTTCATAAGCAGATCTATCTTTGTTGATGATCGCGTGAGTGTTGGGGTCTCGGACTAACTCCGAATGACCCTCTACTTTAAGATATTCAGACATTATGCAAGTGCAATAGCGCGAAGGTCTTTGATGTATGGTGGTTCTGCCTGATTCGTTCCAACCATGTCAATCTTGATTTGGAACTTAGTGAATCTAGGAATACTACCTGTAGTAAATTCATAATCCTTGTAACCAAAGTCTGTGCTTGCTGTTGTCAAAGCATCTGGAAGACCATTGCTTGCAGAGGAATTACGAACAGTTCCACCTTGAGTGAAGTTTCCTGTACCTGGGAAAGGTGTGAAGTTAATATTCATTGTGTTCTCGGTTGAACCCTCACTTAAAGTCTTGAAGAATACTCTGATATCAGAAGAATTTCTTCTGTATGCAGCAAAGTTGACTTTGATCTCACTAGCTGGATTCTCCAGAACGACCAGTTTGGAAACGTATGTAGAAGCACAAGGATCTTGTCCTGTGATTCTTACGTTTGGATCAGTTGCAAAGTTACTTACAGGACTATTAATTCTATTGGTTGTTAGACAAACGTTGACTCTATCAAGGTCGATAACAGGAGATACATTTGGATCAGTTGTGATCATAATGTTCTCCAGTGTGAACGACTTGTTCGCAGGGAGTGTATCCAATTGTTCTATTTCATTGATTTCAGAGGCAATCATTCTTGGAGTGTCAAAATGGTTTTGGCCACCAAGATCAATTGATTCAAATCCCTGATCAATGAATGATTCTTCAGAACCATCTATACTAGTCGCAGAAACTGTTCTAACTCTTCCAGATACAGAGGTTCCAGGAGGAGTGAGAATTTGAACGTTAGGTGTAATAGTTTCAAACTGAATATTTTGAGTAGCCGTAATGTTATCACCACCAGACTGTTTAGTGGAGGTGAAGAATCTGTCTGGCAAACTAGCACCACTTCTATCTGTTCCATTAGAACTCATATCAAGTTTAATGTGATAATGATCCAGATCTTTTTCATCTGGAACAGTCACATTTGGATTATTCATATCATGAGTCTTGTTGATTCTTCTCAATGAAACACCACCAAATTCATATTTTCTGACTTCAGTGCCAGATTCATATGTGAAAGAACCAGTGTCATCAACACCTCTGGTCGAGATACCAGTGATAGAACCAGAAGCGGTTCCAGTGTATGCGATGATTTCATTACCGATCTTCAGATATCCATGGTTAGTAGTTCCAACACCAACACCTTCAAAGGTGTCAAAGTTTGCAGAAGAAACAACAGAGATATCACCAGTAGAGTCACTGTTGTAATCTGCACTCAATGTAGTTACTGGAACATCAGATTCAACACCACTAATTTTAACTCTATTGTTAAAGGCGTGCATCGCATGAGCTCTATGGCTCACTCTCATGTGTAAACCATCATTTGTAGAATCAACATCAAACGAAGTAATGGTTACTCCCGCACCAAGTTGAACAATACTGCTTCCATTATCAAAGGTGATTGTGCCAACACCTGTATTGAAAGTGCCTTGAATATTATCTAAAATCAGTGTGTTGGTAGAAGTCACGACTCCAACAGAAAGAACCGCACTAGATCCATTTCCAAGTCCAAGAGTGCTAACACCAACAGTATCACCAACTGCAAAGTTTTGACCACCGTTTGTTACGTCAACCGCAGAAATTTGTCCGTTGTTTACCGTAACGTTAGCTACCATTCCCGAACCAGAACCAGTCAAAGCAACCATAGGAACATTGGAATAAACCAAAGATCCAGAAGAAGGTGTATATCCAATACCAGGATTTGTAATACTAAAGGTCTGAGTACCAACACTAGCGATACCTGCAGTGTTAATTAGTTTTGCAGACGCTGTGAGATTACCTTCTTGTGTAATTGTCACACCAGGGATGAATCCAGCTGGTGAAGCAAAGGTTGTTCCAAGTCCAACGGTAGCCTTTTTAGAGAGAATCCTGATCGGATTTTCTGGAAGAGTAATAATTTGTTTGTTACCCTCATCAAGTTTTGGATTGTAGAATCTAGCAATACCAGTCGAATTATCGAATTTAGCTGAATAGAGAGTCATCTTCAAGTCTTCATATTGACTTGGATCCCATGTTCCACCGTTCTGAGATTTAAACAGTGAACCAAGATATGGCTGTTGAGTGATGATTGTTTGTTGAGCATCTGGCAGATTTCTAGTAGCGATATCTACCTCACCCATTCTAGCAATCCATGCGTTATACGTGGTAACATCACTCAACAAAACAACAGCATATTCGGTTTCACCGTTCAAGTAAACTGGAGAACTAAAAGTAAATCTTGTGGGTACAGATCCATCGTCGGAGATATTTACATCATCTGGTTCTTTTTCAACCGTACCAAAAGGAAGAACCTTTTGAGTTGGGAGACCAGTTTCAACAGTTCTCATTTCTAAGATTACTGGTAATGTTTCATCCTTAGATTGGAAGAATACATCAATACCAGTGATGAACATACCAGTTGTTTCACCCACAGTGAACGTTTGAGCAAGAGGGTCTCTTCTTCTTCTCCTCCTATTAATTGTAATAAACTGTCTTCTGTCAATATTTTGTGTAACGTTGGTGATCCTATTTGTAATAAACTGTCTTCTGTCAATATTTTGTGTGATAAATTGTCTTCTATCAACAAAAGTTTGTTCAGTTACATCGAGATTAATATTGTTAACTCGTTGAGTATCAATTGCAGCAGTTTGAGTCTGTGTGTTTCGATCGAGAACCTCCGTGTTTACAGTAAGTCTATCAGGACCTTCTTGTCTTGTAATTCTACCGTTTTGAACTCTTTGTTCTGTATGATCAATTCTTCTAATTTGAGGAATTCTTGTACTCAAAACAGTTTCTCTAACTGTCTGTAATTCACCCTGTGCATAGAAGTTAGATTCTGCAGAACTTGTAACAGTACCAACAATTAGACTGTTGGTGTTACTAGTAGTGAACTTAAGAGTCTTTGTACCAGTTTCCCATCTTGGATTAGCCTGTCTATCTGGATCAGGAACTTGGAATGTGCCTTGTAATTTACCGATACTATCAGTAATAAATCTAATATCAGTCACTCTGGCCTGAGCTCCACTGCTTCGGCCTTCAAGAATCATGTTAGGACTGACTTGTCCACGGAATTGTCCCTGGGCTTGAGATGCAAGACTGAATGTATCAACGTTCAGAATAGTAGAAGAAGTGGAATAATTCGCTGGAATGTTACCTGCGTTTGCATATGGATTTCTTCCATATCTATTAGTAGGACTATTAAATGGTCCATCTTTATGGTTTGGAGCACAAATTCTAAAGATAAAATCTGGGGTTCTGCCTCTTCTTCTGGCATTTGTCGTATATCCAAATACAGTTTCACCAATTCTGAATCTTCCAGATGTCATGGAAATCTCCAGAAGTTTTGGTGTCATATATCTGGTTACATTCACACCATCGAAGAAACCATAGATACGAGTCAACGGTTTCATCTTCGTAGCACTAAACTGAATACTACGAGATCTCATGAATGGAACAATATCCCTACTTAGAATTCTGTCACCAATGCTTTGTCTATTGGTTGTGGGAGTAATCTGGAACTGAATACCATTTCTAGACTGTCTTGTAGTGGTTTCGATGTCTGCCATCGTCCTTTCAAGACGGAAAGTGTCTCTAGTTGTCGTGGTTGTAGTTCTAGTTGCAAGGTTTGTTCTAGAGTTCTGAAGACCAATGTTAACTCTACTACGACCAGAAGCTGAACGAGCTCCAACATTTGCTCTACCCGTGTTCTGTGTATTAGATGTAAAGTTAACACCAGTTACGTTGGTCTGTGCTGCACCTCTGGTTGTTGTCGATTCAACTCTTCTGCGAATGACTCTTTCACCAGTCCAGGTAGTCTCCCATGCACCCCAATCAACTTCACTAAGTCCAGTCTGAGCATTGACACCCAAAATAGCAGTCGCAGCATCAAATGCAGCTGTTTGGTTGACTGTTTGTGCATTAACTCTTCTTGTAGCAACCCAAGTGTCAGAGTTTGGTGTAAGTTCAAGATCACCCTCATAGAAGATAACCAAGAATGGCGTGCAGTTTTCAACCCTAGATGCATATGGTTGTTTAAAATATTCAACTTCTTCATAATTAAGAGTAATTAGACTACCAGTCTTTCTAATATTAAGACCATCAATATCATCAACAAAATTAAGGTCTACGTTTTGGTTAGAACTAGTTCCGATTCCAACTAAAGACGCTGATCCAGGAATAAGGTCAATAGCAGTGGTATAGTGGCCTGGACGTAAAATACCTTCTTTTCTGTCAATACTTGCAGAAAAATCAACGTGTGCAATATGATGAGAATCGTGAGATTTAAAGTTGTCTACAAAGAAACCAGATTTAAATCTGTTAAGTCCATTTGCATCAACGATTTGGAGGTTAGATGTCTCCGTTTCTAAGAGAGACAGTTGTGTATAGAATTCAATATTTTCAATTCTTTGTTCAAGACCACCAATATCTTTCATGGTGTAACGTTTGTGTTCTGTTGTTCGAACAGTAACGTCTTTTACATTGTAGACGTAAGGAGGAACTTCAACCTTACATACTTCAATAGCATCTTTTACTGGTTCTGGTTCAGTTGGATCATCTGAAGGGAATCCAGTTACATAAAGGAACTTTCCATCCTTATCAAGGAACAGTCTATCTCTTCTACCCTGATAATACTCATAGTCAACGATGATTTGTTCATCAGAAACCATGGGATCATTGATACTACTTCCAGTAGATGCAAATGATCTAGAAGCGAAATCAAATGGGGATACTGATGAAGAAGTATCGTAATTACTGACTCTAGGTCTGATATCAATCAGGTCACTAGTAATTCTGTCATAGAATCCATTGATTGGAATAATTTCTCTAGGAAGATTTGAAGGATAACTAGAAGCTGTGTAAAAGTCTCCCTCATCACTAGCTTCTACAAACAAATTCTTAAATACAATCTTCAGTCTATTGGATGGTTCTGGAGCATTCTTATCTCTTTCAAGATATGAATAGTCATAATACGTGTCCTTATCGTTTGTAACCATAAAATATTGATTGGTTACATTTCGGTCTCCAGGTGTTGTACCAGCAACAATCGCAGTGATATTAGTAGTCGAGGTTCTTACCCTTTCACCAATTGAGAATGTGTTTTCGTTAAGAAAAACAGCACCGACAGTGGTGGTATTTGGTTTTTCTGTAATTACTGCAACAGCATCACTATCAATTCCAATCAGTTTTTCACCAATTCTCATGTCACTGTTGTTTCCACTTGGTCCAGAATATGCACCAAGAGTGATACCTGGAAGATCGGGATCCGAAGCATCATTCGATTCAAAAACGCCAAGAAGCTCAATAGCTTCAGGAACGTTCAGTGAAATTTGTCTGTCTTGAACTCTAGTTCCATAAACTCTACTATTGGTGAGACCATCGTTGAGAGTGTTTGTGCCAATGCCAGAAGATGCTAATTTAGATCTATTGATGACCAAGACATTTGCTTCATTCAGAAGTTTCGACTTGTTTCTAACATTGGACTTAAGAACAGTTGCAAACAGATTAGCCTTTCCGCTAGATTTGGAAAGAGCTGTGAAAGTAACTGTCTTCGAATCGTCTGCTTTGGTGAATTGACTTGGAGTCAGTGGTTCAATACTTCCATCATCATATGAAATAAGATATCTCTCTTCATCAAAAGGTTGGAAGAACAAGTCTTTACCTGCAGCTGGTGAAGTAAATCCAGAATTTGTAACCGTAATATCAGAATATTGTTTTCTAAGTTGAATATTCGTAGTTGTTACATCAAGACTTTCAACGTTTGGTTTATTGACAGGTGTTGTCAACGTATTTTCCGTAATAGCAAAAGTTGTATCTCTACGTCTCAGGTCTGTGATGGTTACTTTATTAGAACTCGATACAGAACCATTATTAACATTAGGAATACTTGGAATAGCTGCAATCGATACTTCATCACCTGTGGTGCTGACACCAGTAACTCTGTTGAATTGTGGAACCCTGCTTGAACCAAGACTATAACTTAAAATGTTACCTGTGGTCAGAATACCCGCAAAGTTTCCTCCAGTCGCAGTGATGATACCAGTGGTGCTACTAGTTTTAGTGTATTCAAACGAACCTGTAGTAACATTATCGAGTCTTGAGATTTCATCAAGAATCAAGTCAGCTTCAAACGTAGAAACACCAACGTAACTACGCATGGACTTTACATCATCAATGTTAAAGTCTGTAATTTTTGTAATAGTTCGACCATCAGCATTTCCGTTGATGATAATGTTTTCGTCATTCAGGAATTGTCCGTTTACATCAGATAGAGTAAGTTCCGTTACGTTTGTTCCAGCCGTGCGGACAAATCCACCTGCACCACTTCTAGCACCCTCAATATAATCAGATGCTGTGATAGAAGTGATTGCAGTTCCTACTTGAAGCTTAGTGAAAAGCTTAACGTCAAACAATCTACTTTCAAAAATTGTAGAGGAGTTTACATAACTTGCAGACTGTGCTTTAAAATCATAAAGTCTGGCAAGACCAACTTCTTCACCATAAGAATCGATACCAAGATTGGTCTCACCTTTTCTTCTACTACTGATAAGAGATACGGTAGCTGTAGTTCCAATACCGATTGCAGGAGAACCAAATACGTTATTTACGAAGATTGGATTACCAGTTACATATGTAATAGGTTCTTGTTTTACCGACTTGGTTGTTCTCGCTTTTGATACATCAATGAGAGTTGGTGCAATAGTCTCAATATCATATCCCTTGATATACGCTTTACCAGGACTTACCTGAGCAATCATCAAATCTTCTGATGGAACATTACCATCGGGAGTTGTTTGAATGTCTGTGAAAAGTCCTTTATTACCTACCTGATCATTCAGGGACTCTTTCATGAAGACTTCAAAAGGATCAACACAATAGTCTCCAGACTCATCATAAGTCCGTTTGGCCATCGCATCACGAATTAAATTATAATTAGTCTCTTTCACAAAAGTTTGCATCGAGCCTTGTACGACTCTAGCAATTTCGATAAAGTCTGGATCGACAATATCATCAATATCTTTCTTTGCAAGTGTTAAAGAAATTTTGAATCTATCCGCACCAGGAGCTGCAAAGTTTGTAAATCCTGCCGCATTGTCATTCAGTGACTCATCTTCATTAGAAGTAATAATTTCTTCCGATACTTGGAAACCAATTCTGTACGTTGGAGTTTGAGAATATTGATCAAGAATCAGAGTTTCATTAGGAACTTGAACAAACGTACCTCTGGCAAAATAAACACCTTCACCAACAGACATAGCAGTGCCTGTTTGGTTAGCTCCAGACGCAATCGTGTTTGCAAAAGGTTCGTTTGCAGAAATTACACTTAATCCATATGTAATATTGGAAAGTGTAATAAGACTCTCTCCACTCAAGAAAGTTTCCGTTTCATTATCAAGTGTAGAAGAACTCTCATAGTTGAGATAAAGAGTAATGATTCCTCTTTCAGATTCTTCTTCTGTAAGAACAGAAACAACTTGAGCAGTTACACCAGATCTCTCGCCAGTAATTCTTTTACCAACAAGTTGTTCCAGATACAAAGAAACTGGAACAGACAAATATGTTGATTCAATTTGAATACACTGATAATCTGGATTATACGTAAGGTTACCTGGAATTACCTTAGAACCCTCTTTAAAAAAGTGAACACCGAATTGTTCAATCTGATCTTGCAGAATCGACTGCAAGGTAGAAAGTTCTCTAGCCTGTACTGGAGTGCCTGGTTTGAATAGAACTTTTTTAAAGTTCTTGTCCTTATCAAAATCGTCAAAATAAGGACTTACGTTAAGATTAGTTTCCTGTGGCATAGTCTTTAGAATTCCAGTACGATTTTAATGTCTTCTTTTTGTTGCGAGCTGCGAGTCACAGATGCTCTATTATCCACGTAGATAATTTCACCGCTGTACTTTTGAACTTCGGGGTTTGCAATACCCTTAACGAAACTCATACCTAGGTTGTATGTCCTATTATTTATTGACGTAGATAAACCTGGTGCAACAGATGTACCAAAATTAGTGTCAATATTAAGATTGTTAGTACCACCAAAAACAGTTGTTCCTGCACCAGTGGTTGGATCAGCACTAAATCTGAATAATTTAAATCCATATTCTGGATTGGTATTCACCGTTCCGTCTGTGTTGAATCCTGCAAGTCTTCTATCTTGCCAATATTTCAACACACCAGTTGTAGAATTCCAACTAATCGTTCTACCCACAGCAGTAGAACCAATACCAATTGTTTGAGTAAACTGGTCGTCTGCACCGAAAGTAGTTTGTGTTGAACCAGCACCAGTCAGTTTCAATGCATAAGTTGCACTAGCTCTAGCAAGAGTCAATCTGTTACTAGAACCATAAGCATCTGGGTTCTTTACAATACCAATTCTTGCAAACTGGTTACCAGTGATAAAGTCTGGGTTTGTAATATCATTTTCAAGTCTAGAGTAAATCAAAACTCTATTTGCACCCAGTTCTCTGTAGATATCTGCTCCATGTCCACCTTGTGGTGGAATAATCACGTTGAAAGCTGCGTCGGTCGAACCAGATGGATTGGTTAATCCAACCGCATTTAGGTCAACACTACCAAAGGAGTAATCAGAACCACCATTGGTAACTTCTACAGAGTTAATTTTACCTGCAGCGTTCACAACAACGGAACAAGTTGCACCCTCACCATCACCCTTGATTGGCACATTGTTATATGTAGTCGCAGTACCGTATCCAACACCTCTATTTTTAATGGTGACAATTTTTAATTGTCCACTAGTGGCTGCATTATTTCTTACTGCCGCAACATCAGTCAAAGTTTCCCAGTTGTTAGGTACAGGGATAAAACTTGTAGAATCAAATTTAATCAGTTCACTTGGTTTGATTGTAAAGAGGTATTTCCAAATATATCCGTCACCAGAACCACCAGCAGAACGAGGTTCTAAATCCGTGAAAAGTGGTTGGTCAAGAGATGGTCTTCCATCTGGGTTTTCTGGGTCTGTACCATTTTGCAGACAAATATAAACTCTATAATCAGAGTTCATCACATAATAATTGGCATCATACAAGTTAGTAGAACTTGTTACTGGTGAAACATTTGACCTTGAATAATCATTTCGATACATTTCATAGGTCGTACCAGAAGTCCAATCTAGTTTTCTTACAACTCTTGTTACATCTGCCGCATTGATTCTTTTCAATCCGATCATTGTATCCCAATAATCAGTCTCCTCACTAAAAGAATCTTTTGGAGCTGGGGGAGTCTCATTCCAATCTTCATCAAATTCGGTTGCGTTTGGCAAACCGATCCAAACATAATAACTGTTGGAAGTGGACGCAACCCCAGCTACAAAATTACCAGAATTTACAATACGAAGTTGATCAGTTATAATAGCTGACATTTTTAAAAACTTTACGCTTTTTGTTTATTTATAGTTAAATGTAGGCCTCTTTCAAATCTCTGGTTCTAACGATGATTGGACCAGTTTGAATTCCAACCACACCGTCAGTATTGATAACATTGAATGCAGTTGTGCCTTCTTTAACAAAGTCGTGCAAACGACCCCAGGAATATCTACCGAAGAACTCACTATTTCCAAGACCAACACCCTCAGTAGACATCACACTCACTGTGACTCTTGTCAAAGTGGTTGTTCCGAATCCATATGCATTACCTGTGATGTTTTCAACAGCAGCGACTTTATAGATGTTATCAATAAATGATGTTCCAATACCAACAGTGGTATTACCTGATACACTAGTTACCCCCGCACCAGTATTAGAATCTGTTACAACAAAGTAATAACCAGTCTTAATACCACTAGATGTGATAGGAGTGGACATTGTTGAAGAGGATCTCAATGGAGAATCAAGAGGAATGAATAGATCAAATGTCAATCCTGTGGTTGCAACACCAACAACAGAGGTTGTGCCAACACCACTGATAATTCCGAAATCACCTTCATATTTAACACTTGTGAGTTGATCATTACCGAAAGCTTCTGGTTCAATCAATACAACTGGTGGATTTGTATTTGTATATCCAGCACCAGCGTTTGTGACGGTCAAGGAGTTAACAGTTCCTACACCAGACAGACCTGCAACTGCGGTTGCATTAGTGTTGACTGTGATTCCAATACCAGCGAAGATTGTTCCAATACCAGCCGTTACACCAATAGAAACAACAGGTGCAGATGTATATCCAGAACCACCATCAGAGATTACGAAACTGGTAATAGTTCCAGCGGCAGAGACAATTGCAGTGGCTGCTGCACCTGTTTTTTCTGTAGGATCTAAGATAAGAACACTCTGTAAGGTTTCACCAAGATCATCAATTTCACCAAACAATGGAACTGCAGTATCAACAAACACCTCAGTTGCAGCCGCAGAAACGTTATTGATGATGCGTGAGTTTGGTCTAATACCTGCTTCAAGAAGAGCTCTGTCCTTACCAATTTCAAAACCATCAACAACTACATCCGAAGTTTGTTTTCTCCAGGTGACAGGTCTCGATATAGTGGCATTGGTGGTGATACCAACTTCAATATATGTATTGGTAGAAACACTATCAGTGGTGGTGATACCAGTAACAACTCTTGGATTCTGTTGGAAACCATCCTTAATTCCAAGTTCTGGATATTCATTAAGTGTCAGAGAATCTCCAACCTTAACATTTTCCAGAATATCAACATCAACCACATCATTATCAGATCCACGATAGTAGTAGATTCTTATCTTATCTCCAAACTTAGGAGCTTCGGAGAATACAACTCTAGAACCACCTACAAACTTGTAACTTTCTGATGGAACTTGAAGAATGTCATTCAGGAAAATAAGAACGTTATCTTCGATCCTGATTGGAGAACCTTTACCAGATCTCAGAGTGATTGGTGTTTCTGCTGCACCGATAGTCTTTGTCAGACCGAACGCTCTCTTAACACCATCAAATTCATCTTCGAAGGTATTCAGTTTTTCGAGTTCACCAAACGACCAACCACCGAAACTATCTCTAAAGACATCCTGAACAGTCAGTCTAAATGTCTTGAATGCAGATCCAGCAGAAGCGTCTGTTGGAATACCCGCTTGGTTGTCAGTAGCAAGTCTTAAAGTATCACCAATCTTATAGTTGTATCCATAATTTGTAATAGTGAAACTGATTACACTAGTTGCAGATCCAACACGAACCGATACAGATGCACCGATACCAGTTGAACTTCCAACCAGTCTCATATTTTCATAATTGAGTGGTTGTTCAAATTCAAGGGTTGGTGGAGTTGCAGAACTAAATCCAGAACCACCATTAGTGATGGTAACAGAAGTAACAAGACCTGCGGTGACATTTGCACGACCGATGGTTGTAATTCCAGAGGAACTGATAGCTCTGACCAGAATATTTGTTTGAACTCCGACTCGATATCCAGAACCACTATTACCAATGGAAACAGACTCAACTGTTCCTGCAGCAGAAACAATTGCAGTACCACCAGCAGCTACCAGAGGTTGATAACCAAAGGAGGATGTTTCGCCAACAGAAACGATAACGCCACCTCTGGGAATAGAAGAAGAGTTGACATCATAAGTTACTGATGTACCTGCACCAGTAAATCTAATCGAAGTAATACCTGCAGTTTCGGTAATGATGTAATCATCAGGGGCTGCAGGATTTTGGAAGATTTCATTGATCAGAATGACACCGTTATTTGTTGCAATTCCAGTGACATCTTGTCCACCAGACTTGAGAATAAATGCAGTCGCAACACCAGTGAACTGATTCTCAATACTGTCAAACACATAGTTGTTTGCATAAGTATCTTGAGTTCCGTTCTTAGTTCCTGTTCTTGTGAATGCTCTTGCAGCGAATGTAGAAGTGGTCGTCAAACCAGTTGGACCCTTTTCACCCTTAGGTGCATCAGTAAAGTTGATTGTATCTTCCACAATTCTGTAGTTACCAATAAACTTAGTAACGGTTGCACCAGCAGTATGGTTTGCAAGTGCAGAATTTAATTGAGCTCTCTTCATCAAGAGTTGATTTGTTGAACCAATACCAACGGTATCAACCTTCATAAATTCATCATTAATCTTCAAAATATCTCCAGAGAATATAGAAGATATACCAGAGATAGTTACAAAGTCTGAGGTTGTCCCAACATCAAAAGAAAGTGCATAATTGATTGGAGACTCAATCATTGGACTTTGGATGTTATTGTCCAGAGTCACCAACATCTTGGAGTTAAGATTCTTAGATGTGAACGCATGAGTTGTACCAACACCAACCGCAGTGATGTCAAGAGTATTTGGTACAGTCAAGAGTGCGTCTGTTGCACTTGCAGCTACCCTAAACTTGTTCTCTGCAATCTTAACTGCGTAGACAGTAGATGGTAACTTATCTGTAGTTCCAAAACCAACAATAGATGTGGTGTTGATACCGATACTCATTGTTGTACCAGTGCCAGTTGGAGTGTAAGTAAGTTCTTCACCAGTTGTGAAGAAGTGATTATTGATGATCAATGTATTTGCAGTGACATCAACCGCACCAGCATCCGAAGCATCAAATACTTTATGGAATACCGAGTCTCCATTATGCTTCAGTGGGAATGAGAACTTAACATCGTTATCAGTTCCAGTGTACGTTCCGTCTTGAGAACGTATCTCTGAATTAGTAAAGGTAACAAAACCAACACCACCTGTTCCAGTTTCAGTGAAGTTATACTGGAATACTTTTGTGGTGATTGCGGTGTTTGCAGGTGGAGTCAATCTGAGTTCTAAATCACCACCTGAAACAGAAGAATACCCAACACCAACTGTTCCAATACCAGAACCATTGAAAGTGTCGAATGCACCAAACTCACTAAAGTAGATATTAGATCCGTCATGAAGTAAGGTTACTTGTGTGACTGCACTCCTGTTATTTGTTGTGTCATTGATTTCAATGAGACAATCTGCAGCTTGATATGATCCAGATCCAAATCCACTAATTCTAGTGGCTTGAGGAGTTCCAGTAGATGCAATATTAGTAGTAGTGGTCAGAATCTGATTCAAAGAAACTGATGTGCTACCAATTCCAGTTGCAGAAGAATCAATTGCTGTTTGATGAACTCTCATCGTTACACCAACACCCGCAACTGGAGTGAAGTAAACACTAGCGATACCAGATCTTACATCTGCACCAAAGGTTCCTAATCCGACACTTGGAGCATTTGTGGATGAAACATTATCATTCAACAATTGTCCATATTCAAGAACATATGCTTCAGATCCATCTTGGTGAATAACTAGTTCATTCAGTTGACTTCTTTCTTGACCACCAAGTTCTTCCGTGAGAACAAGAAGTTTGGATGTGGTTGTTGTGGTTGTACTGAATGCAACAACTTCACAAACAGATTCTGGATCTGTTGAACCGATACCAGCTGCAGAAGAGATAATTTTATATCCAGTACCAACACTAGTAGAAGCAAATCCTACTGTGGTATCGGTGTCAATAAACATTTGTTGAGAGAATATTCTCAACGCATAGTTGTTATTTCTGAATTTTGCGGGCACAAATCGAATTGTGCCTGTACTACCAGAAACTGTAAAATCAAACTCTCCTAAATCGATGGTTGTTTCTACTCTACCAAAGGGAACCAGATATCCAAGATTATCATCATGGAGAAGGTTCATTTGAAGAATTTGTTTTTCACCAGAGAATCTGGTATCAAATGCCATGATATAAAACTTACCACCACGGATTTTTTCAAGATTGAAGTCTGCAATATCAGAGAAAGCCGTGGCACGAGGCAGATCATTGAACTGATCACTTATACCATCAATGGAAATAGCTCTGTTAGTTCTAGATTCACTGTAATCAGAAAGGATTATGTTATCAAATTTGATTTCATCAGAGGCTAAATCATTTCCAATGAACAATGAATTTTCTGATGCAAGGTCAAAGTTGTATTTTTCGTGAATGGAAGTGGTGTCACTGACAATATCAACCAAGAAAGATACAACGTCGGATGCAACACCAACATTAGCAGTTCTTCTATTTTTGGCATCAGTGGATGCAATAGAGATAATATTATGATCAGAGAAGTTCTTGAATCCAACAACGTGTCCAAGAGCATTGACAGGATCTCTCCACTTATCATATTCAATTGTAGAACCTAAAGAATAGGAGAATGTTTGATAATAATCATTATCTGAGGTCTTTTGAAGTTCCTCACTTAACTTACCAGTGTCTCTTTGCCAGCCACTTCTAATTTCAGAAGTTGCATCGATATCAAATTTAGCAGTAGAACTGTTAACTTCCTGGATAATACCAACAGTCTTCGAAGATTGTCCATTGAGAGTTTCACCAACTGTGAAAAAGTCGTCAGAGATGACTTTCAAATATTGATTGTTTTCATTCCAGATTGTGACTTCACCAATTTTATTACCAGTTGTTACAATCTCACCCTCAGCAAAATTAAGTGGTTCAACATCAACGGTAAAGATTGGTAAGTCTGCAGAACGAACAACTCTTGCAGAAGAACCAACATCACTATAGATGCCTGGATTTGTTACCTCTGGATCTAATTGATACGAAACGTTAGCACCACCACCACCAAAATTGGTTGTTACTCCAGTTACAGTGAAATTTTTATATCCATAATCTGTGGAATTATATCCACTACCAGTGGAGCCAATACCAATCTGTTCAACAAAGATCTTTTCACCAATTGTGAATGGATATGTTGATGTAGAGAATCCTACAGTTCCACTCTCAAGAGTCAAAGTTACAGTTCTAGTGGAAGTCTGATATGAAACATCAGATACCTTGAATCCATTAGAGTTGTTAGTTGCAACAACTAGAGGAGAGGAGTCAAAGAGTCTATTGGTATTTCTCAGAAGTTCGACTCCATTGACAGATGTACCCTGAAGTTCTGTACGGGTTACAATATCAGTATTGACTTCACCAGTGATTCTGTCAATAAAGATAAGTGTTGGTGGAGTTAGATAATTCTTACCACCAGATGTAATGCCAATATTGGAAACTTTAGAAAGTCTATCCAGTTTTAAGATCTGTGGGAAAAGAACAGATGGTTCTAAAGTTTTGTCTGCAGAATAGTCAAAACCAACATTCTTAATAGTGAATGTCTTAGGAACACCAATATTTTTACTTACCAGTCTGATAGCACCACCAACACCACTAGTGGATGCAATAGAAGCTACAACAGGAATCTCTGTATAATTTTTTCCTCTAGAAATAATTTGAACAGAGTCGATTGGACCATCAACTTGAGTAGCAGTTGTTGAATACTCAAGAGTTGTGGCTTCCTCTGGTGTGTAAGATCCCTTCTCTGGTTTGAATGGGATGTTAAAATTGAACGTTGTGCTTCCAATTCCAGTAACATTGAACACACTGTTGTAATCACTAAAATCACACTGTATTCTGGAAAATCCAACAACGTCCATGTCAGTGATTGGATCTTTCTTGGACGCATCAACAATATCAAGATTAACATTATCTAACTTATAGAAAAGTTCTCTTGGAGTAGAATCTGTGATAGAAATATTAACTCTTGCATCAGTAGAAACACCGACCGTGCCAACACCAACTACCTGGAAAGGTTCACCTGGATTAGAATAGTATGGTTTGATGAAGTTTTTATCCTCATACAAATTAAATTCAAATATCTGTCTCTTTTTACCATTAACAGTTTGAACAAGTGATGGATCTGACAGTGCAAATCCCACGTTATATCCACGAGCAACTGTTATGGATGGATTAATCAATCCAACTTCATGACCAGAACCTGTTCCAGTCAAACCAATGATGGTTGGTACAGCTTTAGTTGCTTGATAATAAGTCGAAGCTAACTTAAAGGAGTTAGAATCATTCCTAACAACAAAATAAACAGTATCCGTTGTAAGTGGTGTTGCAACGTTTGAGGAAGTATATAAAATCTTGTCACCAGTTTCATAACCATGATCTGGGATGTTTATGGTATCTGTGGTGGTGTTAATTTCCGCACCACCAAAGTTTCTTGGGTTGATGATAACTCTCTTTGAAGTATCATTATACTTCACATAATATGTGGTAGAAATACCAGGAGTAACAGAAAGAGAAACAATGTCATTTTGTAAAAGTCCATGATTTTCCTGACAAACAACTGTGCCTACGTTTTTCTCTACACGACCAGTAACTTCAATATCTTGTTCAAGAAGACTATGAACTCTTCCAGATCCATGTCCAGTGAAGAATAATCTGTAAGCTGTAGAACCAACACCAACAACCTGACCAGTATTACCAATACTTACTGGATTTGTAGAGAGACCAATCAGATCTCTGCCATCATTGATAACATAAACTATTGAATTATTTGCGAGATTGAAAGTAGAAATTCCATTATAGACTTGAATAGAAGTTCCTTCACCATTATTATAGAGAAGTTTTTGTCCAGTTCTAAATCCATGTCCTGGAATCAGAGCTTGTTGTGTAAGGACAAATTTATCAGTAGATCCTCCACCAACAACACCGAGTGTGTATCTTATGGTAGAACCAATACCGACACCTGCAGTGGATCCTAAAGATAATGTTTCTGATGGATCAAAATAAGTTCTTGTGTTTCTGTTGGTAATAAAATCAGTGTTGAGTCCGACATTGAACTGAATAACTCTGTTCAATGCAGTGATCAAAGAGGTGCCTGTATAAGAAGAACCAACAACATTGTTATGTTCTCTCTTGACTCGAATTGAATTATTCAGTGCATCAACGTTCAGAATCAACATTTGTTCTGTCGTTGTACCGATACCAACAACATCATCTGGTTCGATGTTCAGTCGATTTAAGTTACCACTAACACTTAAGTCGGTTACAATACCAGTAGTTCCTGTGGTGCCAATGCCAGTGTTAAGAATCAGGAAGGAAGTATTAAAACCAACTCGATGAGTTCCAGTCAGTTGTTTGAGAGAATCTGTTGATATACCAGATACTGTGATATAGTCTCCAATGGCTAATCCATGTGGTTGTGTCGAAAATCCTACAACCGCACCAGTTCTGTTGTTGTAATCAAATACAACATTATCAACAGTTACTGTGGTAGAAGCAACAGAAACAATTTTCTTTCCAACAACTCTGGAAACCTGAGCTTCAAACCCTGTACCAGCATCAACAGTTCTAAGTCTCAGTTTATCTTTTACTTTATATCCAGTGCCTCTATTTTCAACTTCATAGTCTCTAATATCACCTTTGGCAGCAAAGTTGACTTCAATTTCCTGTGTTACCTTATCTCTACTGCTGTAATATCCGTCATAATCTGTATTGGCTGATGTTGGTTTGTATGGATAAGAGTTTCTTCTCAGTCCAATCGCACTAAAATCAAGTCTTTGGTCGTTAACTTCAACAAAGTTAAAATTATCTGGTTTTGCTCTATAATTTTCACCAATCAGATATGGGAATACTGGTGATCTGAAGTTCTTGAACGTACCACTGGTATCATTCTCATCTGGATTAATCGTTGCAAAATATGCATATGTTCCATCAGGATAATCTGGTGTGACACAGAATCTACCATTGTTCTTATCAAGGTCGCCTTTTCCAAGGAATTCATAATCTTCAATAAAGAATCCCAGAGGATAGAGGTCGATAGGAGGTCCATCTGTTCTAGACGTTTTCAGAGAATATCCAGAACGCATTACTCTTGCAACACCACCATCCTTTCTGTCATATCCATAAGGACCATAGATTGGATGGCCATCATAAGCCCATCCAATAATAGGAGAGTGGTTAGATGCACTTGCCTCTGCATTATTGACAAGAGACAAATCATTTTGTGCGTAATTGTACGTATTATCACTATTCTTCTGTTTCAGAACTTTTCTTAAAGATCTGGGAACATACAACGAAGTGAATTTCATTCCAATGTCATTGTTTCCCCTAGTCAGGAATCCATCGTCTTGAGTGAACACATCAACGTATCTTTGAACGTTGTTGATGTTCCAACTCTTGACTTTAGTGAGGAACTTAACTCCAGTTCCAGGAACTTGTTCACTTACAACGACTTGGGATGTTGAATATCCAACACCACCACTTGCAACGGTTACTTTATCAACTCTACCTTCACTAATCGAAGCAATAACTTTAGCACCTACACCATCTCCAAAAATAGTGAGATCTGGGGGTGAAATATATCCTTCTCCTTTATTAGTGATGATTACAGAATCAATCCTACCATCTTGAACGATAGCTTTGTATTCTGAAGAAGATCCTGAAGAAACTCTGACTGTTGGTGGAATTGCAAAGTTGAAGATAGTCGAAGAACCATAACCGATTCCAGACTCCTCCATATTGATTGAAGTAATAGAACCTCTTACAACAGGATTAACCTGTGCGTGATAATTCTGAGATTCTGCACCAGTGGTATTAATACCAAGAGTGCCTTTGACTTTTACAGAAATAGGTGGATAATTGAAAACGTGTTCTCCTTCACCCACTGAGTTAAATCCAACATACTCTCTTGTGATGTAATTTGCATCAGAAAGAGTAGAACCAATACCTGCAGCTGCAAGTCTGAATCTATCCTCATTTACTTTCAAGACATAGTAATCTTGTGTGGTATCAAGACCACCAATTCTTACACCTTCGTTTGTATATCTAACAACTTCTCCATCCTGGAATCCATGTCCCTGATATTCAATGTAATCTGAATATGTATTAATACCAGTTACAGGTATAAGTCTTCTCTTGTTTTCATAACCCTCACCAGGATTATCGATAATAATACGACCGAGAACTTTCTTCTTACCAAAAGATTCAAATCTCTGGACACCATCTGCGAATCCAGTGATGTTAAGTGGATTTACTTTATTGATAGCATCATCACGAGTGTTTGCAAGTTTAATTGTGGATGCATCAACTTTAGACACAAAGTAAACTTCATCATTTACCAGTCTTTGGTCTGGATTTGTTTGAATACCAACAACACTAGAGTCACTTGCAATACCAATTGCACCAGTGCCTTCAAAGGTCTTATAGATTACAGCTTCACCATCTCTGAATTTATGATACGTACCAAATCCAATAGTATTGTCTGAAATATTGATTCTTCCACCCGTAGAAGAAGCATCAAAGTCTACAAAGTGGTCAACTTGTCTTAAGACAGCTCTTGCTACAGCATTTTTACCATTACCACCAGTGATTTCAATATCTGGTTCTTCCGTATAATCAAATCCTGGATCAATAATGTCAAATCTTACAAATTGACCTTTTACGTTTGCCGTTGCACTTGCACCAGTTCCAACAGTGCTTTCAATCACAACATCAGGTGGATTGATCACATCATAGTTACTTCCACCAAACAGAACGTCAATACTGTTGATTCCACCAAACAGGATGACATCACCAGACTTATAGTTCTGAATTTCAGTACCATTCATCAAGATACCAGTTGGTCCTGGAGTGGTTTCATGCAACGATCCATCATAAACAGGATTGATGGGGATTCTCTTCAGAAGTTTTTGGTTTTCAAGTTTTTTGTTAGCCAGTTCAGGAACGGAGATCTTAAACGTGCCCTGACCAGTAGCCCTGACATAATCTTCGTTTACCAAGTCGGACAAAGATCCAGCAAGTCGAATTTCGTTAGAATTCTCTCTTTTTACAAAATAATTCTTGCCGTCCTCAAGTTCTCCGAGAACACCCTGAATTACATTGAAAGTAATTACTTCACCTGTGTAGAAACCATGGTCTCTAGAACCATCGGTAACTTGAATGAGTTGAATGATGTCTCCACCAGTCGTACCAGTCCATGTGATAGAACGATCCGAGACAGTAATAGGTTCACCACCCAAACTTGGAATAGATGGAGATGTTACGTATACATGAGGGTGTGGCGGTTTCGCCAGAGGATTTAAAGTCTCATGATCATACGAGTTTTGAATATCTGTGGTATACTTGGTAATGTTATCGTGAACGGTGCTGTTACCTCTATGCAGTCTTCTTCTGATGAATTCAACAAGGTCAATATTTGGTTGCAGACCTGGTAGATCACTCAGAACAAAGGTGGAACTACTAGTAACACTACTAACTCTACCTACACCAAGTAAATTTTCATCAGCATCAAGTACTTCAACAAAATCTTCCTCAAAGAAGTCGTGAGCTGCTGCGGTTACTACATTATAAACACCAGTTGTTGATGTTTGTTCAAAAACAGTTGGATTATGTTTGATCGAGACATTATGCATCCAGGAGTTGAAGTTTGGATCCTCTGGACTCGTTAAGAGACCAGGTGTGCCAACTCTAATCTTGTCTCCCTGTTCAAAATAAATTCCATCTGGTGGAAGTTGCATGTTGGCAAGAACACCAGTGATGACAACTTCAATTTTGTCATTGACATTGGCTGCAGAATATCCATACGCAACATTATTGTATCTGACTTCATTGCCGATTGCATAATCGGTGATCATTGGATCAACACCAATGAATTGTGTAGAACTCTTGTCAGTGTAAGTAACTACACCAATAGTGCCGTTCTTATCAATACAGTTTAATACACCAGTGGTAGGGAATCCCACCGTAGTGTCCACTGTAAGGACCGTGGCACCCACTGAAACGTTATCTGTGAACCTAGTCCTACCTGGAATGACAAAAGAACCCTCAACCGATTCTCTAGACAATCCAATCTGATAATAGTGGTCTCCACCGTAGACAAAATCAGATATTTCGGAGATTGCGCCCGAAGCTCCTTGAATACGATTATCTTTTTCGTCCTTATCTTGGAAAAGAGTAGAACCCTTCAAAGAAAGAGGATCACCTGTAATAACTTTTACCAATAGATCATTAGTGATGCGATAATCTGCATCAGATGGTCTTAAAAGAAAATCAGATGGTTTGATGATATTGACATCATCACCAAATAAGACTTTGAACAGGATTTTATAAGACTCTTCTGTACCTTTTGTCTTATAGAAGTCCTTGACTTGACGAACAAAGTTAACCTGGTCTAGATCACCAGTAAGTGTTCTGTTTTGGAACCCATTCGCAAACGTATCCTTCAGTTTATCAAAAAACTTCTGAAGGAAGAGATTAGAAAGATTATATACCTTCGTTCCACCAGTGTGAGCTGCACCAACCGTGCTCTTAAATGACAACAGGTCGGGTCTATCAGATCTCTTCAGAGAATCGACGCCACTGAACCCTCTGACGCACCCTGTGAAGGTGTTTGTGGTCAGTCCAGTGTATGTAATGATCTCATCATCAATTTTTAAGAGACCATACTTTGCAGGATATCCATCTGTGGTGTCAACATGAATAGTTGACGAAAAAGATTTAGTATCTGTGCTTAATCCAGTGCATACCGTTGTTGCGGAACCAACAAAGGTTTGTAATTTTGTATATCGATCAATATTTTCTCCAAGATCAACTGTTCCACCCTGAAATTCTTGTGAAACATAATATTGTTTCATGAAATCCACAAAAAGTGGATTTTCTGCCTGAACAAATTCAGGTAATTGATTTTCAATTACCTGGCTAATTTTAACTCTTTGGATAGAGGTGTCGATCATTTATATTTTCCGCTATTAGTAGGAAGAACTGGATGTTCCGCTAGAAGTTGATGTTGAAGTTGACGTTGATGTCGTAGATGACGCGGTTGTACTTGATACCGCTCTGGTTGACGTTGCACTTGATGCCACAGTGGTCAATGCAGTACTAGAAATTGGCGATTTGGAGTTTCTAACGTATGTTGGAACATTATAACTAGACTCTCTTGTGAATCTGGAACCAGATGTGTTTTCACCAGAAGAAATAATGTCTTGTACCATCGTAATGTTGGTATTTGTCATATCAAACTTAATGTACAAGTCTCTAAGACCAACTACATCGTTAGAATGTGGAATGGCTTGAACTTCAACAACATTATTCGAAATGTTTGTAGAAACAATATTTACAGTATCTATAAGAATTTCACCGATGTCATATTTGACCGTGCCGGCGTTTCGTTTGATGATATTTGGAGTGCCACCATCAGTATAAGTGAAGAAGAACAGACGACCACGTTTCTTATCAATCACTTCGTCTGCCATATAGACGACATCATTGATTCCATCAATCTTGAATCCTGTAGAAACGATGTTATACGAAGATTCTGCAATGTGGAATTGATTTCCAAAACAAAGTTCATACTGAGCTTGTTTTCCGAGTTCAGAAATGAGATTTCTTCTCATTTTGACTCTGGTGATGTTGGAAGTGACAGATGCGTCAGAACCATCAATCAAAGTTTGTGTTCTACTATACTTAAATCGACCACCAAACTTGTTTACATCGATGGAACGCGAATATTGAGTCAAAGTGCTCGATACAAGCGTTTTCAACTGGTTTGGATCATTACTGAAGTTTGTGTTATAATAAACAAAGGAGTCCAGTTCAACATAAAGGTACTTCAGATCGATAAATTCGGGTACAATACCCGCAACAGCGTAACTTTTCAGTTTTTGGACTAAATCACGTTTGGTGAAGTCAGACAAAAAGTCGCCATTTCTGGGTTTTGCAGAAATAAACACTTTTCCGAACCTTGGAGGTGTTAATTCTTCTCCACCATACGCAGAAACGGACTCAATGTTCGGATAAATGTATGCCAGAATGCCTTCATAGTCCGATGCGGTCACGGCTCGGTACTGAGACGAGTAAATTCTTGGTGCGTAATACTTAATTGACGAAATTGACTCAATATCGTCTCCATCGCGTGCTGGTTCGTTCGTCGTAACCAGAGAAACTGCGGATGGATCAATACTTCCACCGTCTTGATTAATCAAACGACCAATAAAACTGAATTGTGACGCTCCATTTCCTTCACGGCCTGATGTCGTGATGTAAGTTGCAGAAACGTAGTTGCCATTTGACAGTTTTTTACCGATAATTCCGTCACCAAACAGAACTTCGTACCTTTCATCTTCAATTTCTTGCAATAAGTACGAAGAAGAGGTCGAAGTGATACCAATAATGTTGTCAATACCCTTATAAGTGACTGCGACATTCGCATTTTCGTCAGTTTTGACCTTAACTTGAAGAGTTTCAGTGTCAATAAAGGAATTATTGAGAATATATCGTTGATTATAGAGAGAAGAATCCGTCGTGAAGTTCTGAGTGACGAATAATCCCTCATAAATTTCAATATTTTCGAATTTTGCGACACCATCGACGACATTTACCGTGATGTCTTCGGGAAGAGAGAAAATATAACTTGTATTTGCTGCAGAACCATTACAAACCAGACCAGCTTTCAACGTGGCTGTGACAGTTTCGGTCAATCCACTCAAACTAAATGAGATTCTCGCTCTTGCAGAACGACGAGAACGTGGAACATAACCAATATTACGTGCGAGAGAGACAACATTCTCTCTTAACGTCGCAGAATCAAGAAAACTTTCGTTCGCCGCCATGTTTGTGTTGTAGGCGGTGATGTATGTGTTATATGCCAACGCATCAATCAACACCGAAAGGTTAGACCCTTCAAAATCATAATCAGTAAAAGTCGTGTTCGACCTCAAATAGTCTCTAATAGACTCTTTGATCTGATCAAAATCTAAATTTACGTATTGACCGAAAGCCATTATACTCTAGCCGGGAAAAGAAGAACCTCTACTCCTTGAGTAGGAACAGGAAGACCAATGATATCGTACTCAATTGTTGCGTACATGTCGTTACTATCCGCATCAACCGTGACAGTAATGTTCAGATTATTGACTCTTGGTTCAAAATTGTTGATTGCTGTGGTAATTTGTTCTTTCAAACCCACAGCTTCAACAGAAGTATTCAAGTTGAACAGAGAGTCATTCACATTTGTACCAAAATATGGCACAAATGCTTTCTCACCAACCATTGTCAGGACGATATTCTGTATTGAACGTTTAATTGCATCCTCATTTTTCAACGAAATGATATCATTCGTCACTGGATGACGTTTAAAAGACAAACTAATGTCTTTAAATGTCCTTGAAATACCTGCCACGGATACGAATCTGGTCTAACCTCTTTATATTTAGACAGAAATTAGAGCACTTGTTTACCTTCCGAACTATCTTCCTCTTCAATTCGTTCGATCAATTCGTTATTGTTCTTATTTTTTGTCGTTTTCTTCAACATGTCATCATTATACACTTCTTGAATCAGTTTTTGATACTGATCATTCGCTAAATTGTCAAGAAAATCATTGTTCGGTGTCATTTTTTTCCTCCGTTTGGCGTTCTTTTGATGTTTTCCAAAAATATTCATCCTCACGACCCATGCCGAGACGATCAAATCCATTCTCAACTTGATAATATTGAGTCGATACCTTGAAATCAGGCATCTTGGGTGTCTCAGGTGTCAAACTGTTATCATAGATACGCAATCGATTGTTTGGATACAATGCGTATTGTCCATTCTCAAGTTCAATCAGGTTGTGTGACTTGTGTTCTGCGGGATTTTCACTCGTAGCCCAATCCACATAATCTGGATCATGATGATAATTATCTATCGTACAAATATATGTGCCTTTGACATTACCATGATCTCTGGTATAACACTCAAAGTTCATACTACCGATGAACTTCTTGTCCACTGAAACGACGCCGTAATCCATACAATTCCAGAATTGTAGGTTAGGTAGACTCATATCAGGTGAAGGAGTCTCAGGATCCGCCACAAACGCACTGATGGGGAGTTTATCGTACATTGCTGCATACTCTGGTAAGTATGTCTCAAAATAAAAAGCGCGTCCAGGAATCGATTTGACCGATACCCAGACGCCCTTGACGAACTCTCCATGACCGCTTTGATGATCCGTCAAATATTCTTTACGAACCCAGACTTCCTGTGAAGGAAGATTTGCAATCAAACAAGCCATATAAAGTTTTATGTCTTCTTCTATTTAATCATCTTCCATCTTAATTCGATAGACGGTTCGACGAGAAAAACGTTGATCCAATTTCAACTTCGCCCAATACAAACCAACGATCCATCCAGTAAACAAAACACCCTCAAACCACCCCATGGTGTTCCAGGCTTCAACTGCTGCATCCATGATTACTTGCCTTGACCGCGATAGGGTTTCTTCGCTTTATTGCGAGAGGTTGCGCTATACAATGTGTGTTTTCCTTGTCCTTGTCGAGTTTTTTTCGGTTCAGACTGTACAAACACTCCACCACTCAGACCAACTTTAGACTTTGCCATCAGGACTCACTCTCCTCCAATACATCAATGACTTTTACTTTATCAGGATCGATCGCACCTTCACGACCCTCATCAAACCAAATCGAAAGTTTTTGCATCGCTTCAAACTTTCCTTCCTCACTCAGAAGAGTCGAGAGATCCCGCCCTTCATACACTAACTTGAAACGTTTCTCAGACATCAGATTACCCTCGTCTTTTCGTGACCAACTCTGATGCGTGGATCGCACCACGTCACGATACCTTCTTTCTTGGCATCGAGACAGAAACTGACATCCTCACCACACATGTCTTGGACATTCCCTGATTCGAACACCTGCATCTTCGGTGCAAACCATGGATACTCCAATCGTTCGAAGACACCGTGTTTGATCAGTACCCATCCAAAACCTGTGTAGTCTACAATGAATGGTTTCTTCTTTCGACTGATACTCTCCACTGTTTCATGATTCATGACTCCACCATTCTTTGCGAAGTCTTCCTCATCCAACCAGTGTGCAACAGATGTTGTGTGGCCATCCTCAGTTGCATACCATCCAGCAACAATCTCTTTCTCCTCTCCCTCTGCAGGAATCGCAAGATCAATCAGTTGCCAGAACTTATTCGTATCAAACACAATGTCACTATCAATCCACAGTTGATAGTCATACTTCAGTTTACCATCCCAAGGAATTTGTTTCGGTCCCCTCAGAACATTCGCTCCGAGTACTTTGCATCGTGCAAAGTTAACCATTGAACTATAATCTTGGGAAATCTGAATCTGTGTGCCGTTCTGTACAAGATCAAATGCAAGTTGTACAAAATTTTTCAGAAAGATATAAGAACACCCACGACCAGGTAGGCAGAATACAATACTCTTACCTTTGACTCGTTCCTTGATCGCGTCGTAATCCCACTCTTCTTTTGGTTCAGTCTCTTTGGGAATAACTTTGAATCCTTTAGCCATAATTATGTGAAGGTTACCTCAACATCATACTGCAATATTTAGTTTTTGTCTACAACCCTCCATTGTTCGGTATCCTATACTCAGAGGAGTCATAGTTTGACCTTCGACCAATCTTGGAGTTTCTTGGTCGGAGGGACGCAGAAGTATAGTTGAACGCAAAGAGTCCTAGTAAAAGGTTGGCCAGAGTTTTCATGGGGCAAAAAATTTTTATATGAAAGTAAATAACGAGCGCGTTTTTGGTTCGTTGTAGGTTAGGGAAGTTAGCGTTTTTTGATACGCGCTTCGCGCTTACATAAACACCCCCATAAAACCCTGCTCATTCGAGCACTCGTAGGGGGGACAACTGCGCCCCCCTTGACATCACGAACTGCTTATGGTAGAGTGCTCATAAGCGCTCAACCTGATGTTTTGAAGTAAGCAGAACGATTACCCTCAATAGTGCTCTGAGTCGCATAAGTGGCGTGCCCAGTGTATGCTTGGCCGCGACGATTAGTGTTGGTGCGAACTCCTTTTGTGCTGCTCATAATCAACTCAGAACGACGTGCTTTGCGTGGTTTGAGCACTGTCACTTTCACCTGCTTTCCAGCAGCATTCAACTCAGCGGCAATTTGAATCAGATTGTCGGCGGCGGTTTGCATTGCTTTGCGTTTCTTTGACTCTTATAGAATACACGAAAAGGACTGCTCTGGCACGAATGGTGGACAGCCTTATAAGTGTCTCAGAGGTGCTCTGAGGGTTGACAGATCTGGGCGGGGTGGTTTATACTGGGCGGCGGCATGATAACGTGCGCGCTTAGACAACAAGACTCTGGCACATTTCATAAGACTTTAACACGAACTAGAGAGAACATTTCATAAGATTTGAGCACATAATCATCAGCACATTTCATAAGATTTGAGCACATAATCATCAGCACATTTCATAAGACTTTAACACGAACTAGAGAGAACATTTCATAAGGTTTGAGCACATCATCAGCCATACATTTCATAAGATTTGAGCATACTATTGGGTAGTATCCAGAGAATAGTTCTCAATAAGGATAAAACACTGATTTACATTTTTTTGAACCTTTTTTAATTGATTTACACTCATTTTACCCTATTTTTGGAATAAAAGCAACTATTCCAACAGTTCAGGATAGTGATCTTCAACCTCTGTAATCAGTTCATCAACGCTATACTTATCCAGATGATCTGTCAGGTTATCATAAACATATTGGTACATTGTTTTATGATCCATGCCATCAATAATCGACTCAATGTATGCCTCTTGAAGTGCATCACGATCCACAATGTTGTCTTTGGTTTCAGTCATGATTAGAGAAGAATAAGAAGAGCGAAGATGGTATAAAAACGGGCATAAGTTCCAGCCCATTCTTTTTTAGTTTTGGTCAATCTTCAACCTCAATATGTGAAATAACGAAGTGAGGATTAAGTCGATTACATGTAGCAATCGCATCCTCTTTTGTGAGTTTGATGTAACTCAAACAGTCGTCCATAATCCAACCATTTGCACGATGAAATTGACCGTAAAGAAGAAACTTAGACTCTGACATGATGATGTTAGATAAGGGTATCAGACGAAGACATAACCAGAAACGAAGTCTTCAGTCTTGTAAACATTTTGTCCGTTGATTGCACCGACGAACTTACGAACATACCAGACAAAATCTTTCTGGAAAACACCTTCGCCAGCAATACAAAATTCAGTGCAAAGAGCATTCAGACGTGATTTTGTGGTTTTAGTTTGATGATCGCCATCGAAGATTGTCACTTCAGTGTCACTAACCTCAGCAATTTTGTTGCCGTGAAGACGAACAACAGAGATGCCAGTTTCGGGATCAAAGTGAACAGAAGTGTTTGCAGATTGCCAGTTCTGATTGTAATGAATGGCGGCACACATTTGCTTTTCGATCTTACGCATGATGTCGGGTGAGTTGTGTTCCTTTGACTCTTATAGAATACATGAAATGAGAAGCGGTGGCGGGAAATATGGACACTTCCCGCACTGGGCCCACTCGTCACCAGATCTCGGTCCATTGTTTATGTTTTGCTTTGGAAAGTCTCCCCGCTTCGAGCATATTATCACACACTTTGCAGAAGACTTCAAACTTTTGTTCTCTTGTGAGAGGATGAGCATACTCACAATCTTTCATGATTTTGAGCATGTAACGCTTGGAAGTAATCATTTGAGAACGTGACGATAATCAATGGATTTGACACACCAACCTGTGGCAGATGTGATCTCTTCGATGAGATCATCTCCATCATCGGCATCCCAAATTGTACCGATTGTGTCATCAATAATTGTTTGAAAATATCCTGGTTCCTTATCATAGGAAGCAGAATCATCAAAATCAAACTCAATCTCAGTAACTTGGAATTGCATTTTCAGAGATAAAGAAAGGAACCGTAGGGATCACAAATGTGAGGATTATCTGCCAACTGAGTAATCAGATAACGAACACCTTTTGCAGGTGCTTTGTATGATGCTGGTTTGTAACATTCGCCGGTATTCTTATCAACGAACATCCAGCAACTGCGGCAGTCATCAGCATCACCAGCACGATAAAGACGATCCCATACTTTCAAATACTTGCGACCTTCTTCTACCTCAAGTTGATGATAAAGGTCACGACCAGATTCAATGGAATTAACTTTCCACTCATTGTTCAGCACTTCGATGAGTGCTTCGGTCAGAAATTGTGGTTTGGTTTGTGTCAATGTTTGAGTCATGATTTGATTCACTTAGTGAGGTCGAAAATTGCGTTGATCTTCTCTTGAACTCGATTTGCAATGGCTTCATCAACACCGCCATGAAAATCACCGTAGTCTTTCATAGCAAAAGCAATCGCATCCCACTCAGCTCCTGTGAACAGTTGTTTGTAGATTGTTGCGGAAAATTGTTGGTCAGACATGTGCTGTTCCTTTGACTCTCTAATAATACACGAAAACGGCGACCCCACAAGGGGCTGTGTGCAACTAGCTCAACCGTCCACTCCCTCTCGCATTTGTTTAACAATAGCACCTAAACTATCTGCGACTTCTATCATCGCAGACCGCGAATATCCTGTAGCATAAGGATAACCCTGATCCTCAATTTCAGGTGCTTCATAACAAACATTGATCGCATTATTCAAACGATCGATTAACATAATCAGTTGGTCATCAATGGGAAAAATGTTCATCAGAAAGGATTGTTCCAGTTGTTGTGCTGATTCTTGGTAATGTAACCCTCTTTGCAGAGATCATCGGTGAAGTTATTCCATGCTTCACGCTTCCAAACTACATCAGCTTTCAGTATAGGATTGGCAATAGTTTGTGCTTTCCAGTTGAGACGAAACTGCTCAAGAACTTGTGCTTTGGTGTGGCGCATCGGCGAAATCCCTTTGACTCTTTAATAATACACGAAAACGAACCCGTTTCAACCAATCGTGAACAGCTCTAAGACTGTCACACGTTATCATTGAACCAACGGCGATTCGTCTAATTCTTGTTGGTAAAGCATGAATTGTTCCTCTGAAACTTCATTAACGCAGTCTTGAATTACAGTGTAGATGTAATCAATGTTGCCCACATCATTGAAGATACGTTCAGTCAGTTCAGGATTATCCTCGCAAGGATATAACTCATCTCCCTCATCTGTTATGATACAAACATCCTCTTTAGTGTAAATCCATGCACCACAGTATGCATCTTCACCCTGTTTTTCGATGAGTTTGTTGACTCGTTGTTGCAGTTGTTTGAGAGTGTAGTTCATTGTCCGTTGAGAAAATCGTGAAGTGCTTGATCGTATTCTTCTTGAGTTTGATACACTCTCCCATGAATGTTCAGTGGGAAAGTCTTATCAACTCCAGCAACTGCGACTGTTTCACAGTCAGCACGATCATATCCCATTTCAATGAGATTTTCGACGTAAGGATTTTTCATCAGTTGTTGACAGTCACGCGATCAAGGTGATCCCACAGAGTGTTCCTCTCTTCAAACATTTGTTGAAACAAATCAGCTCTTTCCCGATCATATTCTGAACGAACTGCCATCATCTCGGTCTCAATCCATGCAAGTTCGTTACGCTTTTTGTCAAGTTGTTTGCGGAGTTCGTACAACTTTTGATTGCGTTCGGTCAGTGTCATTTAGTGGTGAATTTCTTTGACTCTTATAGAATACATGAAAACCACCCCAGTGGCGGAAAATGTGGACAGCTCGCGGACTGTCACACTAACAGTCCATCACGAACGCTCGAACATGAAAAGCATGGGGCATCATTCGCTTCATCAATTCTTCGCCTTCTGCTGAAGTTGTGATACTATCTGGCAGGCAGATCACTCTATCAGGTTGGCGAGGATGTTCTGGTGATTCTAACCAAACTTCGCCGAAGAATTTCTTGCTCATTGGTGCAGTCTTTGCAGTTGGTTTTTAATCTTTTGTTGAAGTTCCTTATGTTTCACTGTAGGATGGTCAATTTGTTCGCCACGAGCAATCGTATAAGACGAAGCACAGCTTAACAAACGATCAAGATACTTGAGTTCTTCCGATGTAAAGTTCACAGTGCAAATTCTTGAATGTAGTAATCAACTGTGATTTCATACTTTGCTGCTTCTTCCTCGATAATTTCCATCAAAAGTTCATCTTTCATCATTTCTTGAATTTGTTGCTCAGTCATGAAGAAATCCTCGATTGTTCTTAAAATATCATAAAAAAACGTCCGTGGCGGAAATTATGGACACTAAGATTAGTGTCACACAAGCACTACCACGAACGCGGATCTGTGTTCAATATATTACCAGTCGTCGGTCAGATCTTCGACATGTACGCTCAAACTCTCTTGACCTTCGATGTCAAACAGTTTGTCCCAGTTGATGTTATAAGGATCGAAATCATCGAAAACATCAAATTCAAGAGTGACACGAAATTTTGATTTTTGTGGGATTGTTTGAGCGTACATCGTAAGATCTCGTAGGGGTTGGTGAACTTAAGTATGATACTCTCTCAAAGACTTTATGTCAAGTCTCAGTAGAGTATTTATATCTCGTAGCGCAAATAATACGTTCATGTGAAATTATGCAGAGAATGCCATACTGCTTCGATGTGCATATTACCTTTGAAATAACCAGCGACGATCACACTAAGAGTCGCTAGTATCACTCCCAGAAACATCAGAACTCCTGGCATCAGGGACTTCGATGACATATTTTGTGGAGGATTCTCCTCGGGAGTTGACACATTTGACTGTGTGTAATGTTCCATTGGTCAATTCAGCTACACTGTCCAGAAGATTTTTGGCGATAGATCTGTTACTATATTCTCTCCAAGTATCAATCATAGTTTACCTGCAACGACTCCAGAATTAACGACGCGAGTGTAATCATCCAGTGTACCATCCTGTAGACATTTGAGATGCCAACGGGACATGATAATCACCGACTCTCTATCACCACCAGTCAGAAAGTGTTGACCCAGGGGTTTCTTCAACACACTGGTAAAAAGACCGAATCGTGTCTTTTTGATGTAAAAAGCATCATCGATCCATTCTACATCATCAGGAATATCTGTCTCTACTGTGCCACCCAGAGACGTTGACAAATTAGTTCTCAGCATGTTGAACCTCTTCGATCATTTGACAATAGTTATCAACATCATCTTCTGATGGTTCACATTCATCAAGAAATTGATTGATAGTTTCGTCGTTCATCATTGTAAAAAGAAATTGTTTAATAAGAGACATAATCAGCAGGCGGCGGGCATATATTGTTGGGGCTCAGTGAGGAAGTCGGTAACAGTGTAACCGTGCAGATCCAGACGGGCGTTAACAGTTTCGATCATATCACGACGGGACATCAACCGCATGGATTGTGTCTCACCTTTGAACTTCAGAGTGTAAACGAACTTGTCAGTCAGAATGGCATGAGGGCGGAACTCGACAACCATGGAGTGACGCTTGGAAGTGACTTGCATTGGGGTGTTCCTCTCAACAAATACAATATAGACCCTCTGGCAGTCCTTGGCGAGGGGTCTGAGACAGTTCTAGGACTGTCCTACCGACTGTCCACGCAACGCAATTTGTGCCAATCTTCAGCGAAACAAAGCACACAACAGTGAACTTTTTTGTGAAAATCTACAAGGTCATCGGGTTTGTCTCTCACACTGATTTCAATCGTGATGTACCTATCACAGACGAAATAGACCCATCCCTCAAGCACAATGCCGATGGAATCTTTCCAGATGACGTAATCATCTACCTGTGGATTATAGCCAACGCTCATTGTTCAATGTCCACGCCGTCACTTCAGCAATTCGTTCCCGCACTGATTTAGCAGGAGTCCATCCCATTGTTTTCATCTTATCACCATCAAGAGCATAGCGAAGATCATGTCCAGGACGAGAAGAGTGGAAGTCAACCAATTCATAGTTGAGTTCACGACCTTGTGCATCTGCGATGATTTGAGCAAGTTCCAGATTGTTCAATTCTTCAGCGCCAACGATATTGAACTTAGGACACTTTGCACCACCATAGTTACGTTCAATGATGTCTTTTCCAAGGAGGAACAACACAGCAGACGCAACATCATCAGCGTGAATATAATGACGAGAACCAGGGATTGTGCGGGTGTTGTCACTATGAATCGTGACACAATCACCATCACGAACGCGACGAATACACATCGGAATATACTTCTCGGGGTGTTGACGTTCCCCGAAAACATTCATCGTGTGAGTGATGTAAATCGGCATACCATAAGTGTTCTGATATGCTACCGCAAGTTCTTCACCTCCAGCTTTAGTGGCACTGTAAGGATTGGTGGAGTTGTAGCGATCGTTCTCCTTATACTTGATACCATCAGGTGCTGGTCCGAAGACTTCATCTGTGCTGAAATACAAGAATCTCTCAAGATTATCTTGAGATCGTGCAAAGTCAAGAATGTTACATGTCCCGACCACATTATCCATGACAAATTCCATGGGATAATCAATACTGCGATCTACATGAGATCCAGCAGCAAGGTGCAGAACATAATCCACTTTACCAATCTCACGACGGACAAGTGGGTTCAGTTCGGCTTTAAGATCATGGAAAACTACACGGACACGTTGACGTTGTTCTGGTGTGCAATCGTGCAACAGAATGTCATTCAGACGATTCAGATTACCACTGTAATCCAGTCGATCAAGAGTGACGATATTCCAATCAGTTTCTTTCAGAATACGGGAAATGAGGTGGTGAGCAATAAACCCAGCACCTCCAGTGATAAGAGCAGTCTTCATTTTAGAGTTTCGGAAATATATTCAACGAAGATCCATTCATCAGGTTCTTCAGTATCGACCACAAACTCTTCCCAAAGAGCGTGCGAATCATCAAATTGTTCTTTGTCTACAAGTTCTTCCATACGTTCCATATAGAAGTTCTCAACATGTTCAATACACTGATAGTGCATCTCAGTTTTATCAATCATAGAAAGCACGCTCCAAAGGACTGAGATTGATGGCCATAGCAGTATAGGATCTTGTCGATGAGATGTCAACCACAGCACCTACCTTTTTACTGTTGATTGGTGCGTGGTATTGTCGTTTCTTGGTGTCATAGAATCCCCAGATAGTTTTTGCAACATCACCACCGTTGTAATTGAATTGAGAATGATTGCAACACCAAATAGCAAGAGTGTTGCGTTTGAATTGAGTAACCTCATAGGTGTAATTCTCAGGTGGTTGATGTGGAAAATCTTCAGGTAAATTCATCAGCAGACAAGTTCTCCAGAGGGAATCTCTACAGGTTCAGGTGCTACATTAGCTTCCCACTGGTGCATGTCATAAGCAAACCAGTTACCATCATGGAAGATGTAAGAGTATTCTTCATTATCAGAAAAGAACTCTTCCATGTCTTCATCAAGACGAGGAGGACAATCTTCACCGCGTTCAGAGTAATACTCAGGGCCATATTTCTGACCATCGGTGCGATCTTTGCCCCAGACAGTATCACTCCAGCAGGATGACATGTCACCGCCATCAATCAGTTCGGAAACTTTCTCCTTTGTATTGTAGTGCGTTTCAAGAATCCGACCCAACCAAGAAGGATAACCATCCCAGTGATGATAAACAGAGAGAATAGATCCATTTTGAAGTTCGATGCCGATGCGTGAACGAGTTGCCATGATGAGAGAAAATGTGTGAGAGGCGGTTCTGCGGATGAGAACACATTTGATTTACCTCTCGTGTGCTGTGGAGTTTATCATCAGCAGTAGAGTTGCCAACTGACTCGCTAGGAGTGATGATCGGGTGTCCTGTTCCCCTCCACTCATCTAATATACACGAAAAACGGGGTCAGTGCGACCCCGTGTGACACTAATCGAACTGGTCAGTCACTCAGTTTCCCGCCGCGTCTCTGTGTGAGAGGATCCATGAGTTTGTTAGCATAATCGTCCACAATTTCAGCATTCCTCAAACTTTGCACCATATATTCTGCAAAGTCTTCCATTTTGTCAGGATGAATTGCTTTGATGTCTGTCTCATTGACAGCAATCTTCATCGACTCAATTTCTCTATCAGAGAGCTGTTTTTTGCGGTCGAAACTCATTTGTTTGTTGGGGGTGTGAGTGGTTCAATTTTGTCCATGGTTTCCCATACTTCCTCGAAAGTATCAGATCCCCATGTGCCTTGTGCTTCTGGATTATACCAGAAGTCTTCCCAATCTTTGGGAGAGTCTGTCACATCTCTTATACACTCTTCTCGATCAACTTTGGTCTCATCAATGTAGCACTCGATCTCATTAACATCTATCATTTTTGAACTCCTTGCGACACTTTTTGACCTCTTTAAGTTCTTCTTTAATCATTTGATATGCGTCTTCAGGAGAGATTCTCCTTGACATTTCCATAGCAGTGATAACTTCAACACGGGTGCCGAAGTGTTTCAATGCCTCCTCAAAACAATTTAGTTCTTTATACATTAGTGCCACCTCTTAGTCTTAAGATATTCAAGAACATCTTGTCGAATATCCATAAGCTCATGATAACACTTTTGATTGTGAGCACACGTTCTCAGTGCAGGATCTGGTTCGATGACAGATTCAATGAAGATGTCAAGTCCTCGATTCCATTTATCCTTCTTAGTTTCGCCGTCAGGAATGGTGTTTTGATCTTTCATGAGATAAAGCAACTGATACTATTTAATGTCATCGACGAACAGTGGAGATTGCGGGTTGACCTTGGTTGAACACGGTATCAACGACTGCCTGGACACTCCTGGCAGTGCCAATACCCACTTTATCATAAACAGGGACACAGACAAGCCCAAACGTCTTCTGGCGGTCGCCCAGACGGATCACACGACCGATTGACTGACTGATGCCAATGTAGTCCATGTTACGCATGAACAACACAGCTTCCAGTCCCTTGACGTTCATACCTTCAGACAGAATAGAATGGTGAATAACCACAAACTTCTTAGAAGAATCACGTCCCCAAGCATTCAAAGTGTTGAAGAACTGTTCACGGGTGACTTCATGACCGTTGATGATTGCACCAGTCTTGGATGTAATCACCATCCAAGAATAACCACGTTCGGTCAACTCTGCACAGAACAAAGACTCCTGAATCAGATTGATGATCTGTTTCGTAGAACGTGCAGCAATCAGGATTTTGTTGAGAGAGTTGTCATCAATGGTGTCCAACAGATTCTTGCAATCAGACTGTTTCGCATCACCAGAAGGCAACTCCTTGATGACAACTTTAGGAGGAAGAATGTAACCCTCGTCAACAAGTTTGGTTGCAGGAACATTACAAATGACCTGACCATAAACAGACCAATTCATGCCTGGTTTTTTAGGCGTGAGGGAATGTTTAGGGGTTGCAGTGTAGAAGTAGCATCGATCTGCTTTCTCTGCGAAGAACTCAGTGGCAGGGAAGAAGTTCTTCTTCACACTGTTATGTGCCTCGTCAAAGTAGATCGTGTTGACCTCAATATCTGCGTCAACAATACGCTGAAGAGAGTTGTAAGAGGTGAAGATGATAACATTCTCACCAGCCGTGCGGGCAGTGTTAGCAAACAGGTGAATCTTGTCTGCTTTGGTGCTGCTGTAGTGGTGAGTTTCCCCCGAGTGGCAGTGCATAATATGCGTGTTAGAAGTGTCGATAACTTCTAAAAATTCGTTGCAAAGCTGTTCGCTCAAAAGAATTCTTGGGGCGACAACAACAGTGGTAGTGCCATTAGTGATAGAATCGTGACGCCGTTGGGTGTCAAGAATCATAGTCAAAGTTTTACCGCCGCCAGTAGGGACTAGCAGCTGGCCTTTGGTATACTGTTGCATACGCTTCAGGATACGTTCTTGGTGCGGGCGCAGAGTGATAGTCAAGTGGCGTTCGTCCTTCAATATGGCCATAATATGATAAGACCCCACCTAGGTCAATAGGTAGGGGCCAGTTCAGCGACTGTCTCTGCGACTGTCTCTAATTCTTTTAGCTCTTAATCTATTATATTCTCTCTTCTGTTGTATCCTATCTTCTTCACTCTTAAACCTTGACTTACCCTTATTCCAGGGAGTTTTACCCTTCATTGCTTCACTCACAGCGGCGCAGTGTTCTTTACTCTTTGGTTTGCCTTTTAGTGCCTTCGATATCTTCTTACCTCTCTCTGGCCCAAAATTCATTTTAAGACCTTTATTCCAACCTGCTACATTATTTTTAGGCGGGTTGTCTCCCCCAGGCGTTCTATCGATTAAAATACCTGTGCCAATATCTTTGCGCCCAAGTATATCAATCATATAAATCTCGTGATTATATGCTTCTTGTTCTGTGTCAAATTGCTTCAAGACAATTCTTCTGTCTCTAGGCGGTAGTTTAACATACTTAGTGTGATATTCGTGCAATCTGTTGTTCTTACCTTTACCAATATAGTAAGGCGTTCCGTCTTCTCTAAGATATGCGTAGATATAGTAATCCATTATAAGATTGCAGGGGTATTACTATTTATTATACCATAATCGGGGACTTACGTCAATACACCCCTGCATAGACTGCCCCGTGAATGGTATTATGGCACAAAAAAGGGCCCCCGTGGCGAGCCCCTGTGACAGTTATTAGATTGTCAGTGTCGCTTCGGTGAGGTTGTCTGGATTCTCTAGGAACTTACGATAAAACCCACGTTTGCTGAGTTTATCATGGTCCAGTTTATCCAGTGTGAGATCTAACTCAATATCTCCGTTAGGTTTCTTCATCAGACGGTCTGCACATAAACAGAGAAGTTTGTAAACAAACTCAGTGCGACCAGCATTACTCATGTAAGTAGAATGCTTCTCAAAGAACTCACGGAAGTCTTTAGTGAGACGACAGGCACTTTCATCATCCAATACTTCAGATTGAAGGAGTGACATAAAAGTCTCAGCAATATCTTCCTGACCTACAGATACCATCAGGGAAGCCCAGGCAGCAAAAGTGCGTTCCCAGGGGTTGTAATCATCAACGTTGTCGAAGAAATCATCGACCAACTTACGACCCTCACGAATAGTCAAACGCCAGTGATTCCACTGTTCGATGGCATTCTGAATATTCAGTTTGACACCTTGACGACGGACAAGAAGTTGACGAAGGGTGCTCACTTCACTAGGAGTAGCACTCTTATCTTTACGTTGAATCTCGTCTTCGGCACGACGTGGTTTAGCAGGAGCACACTTTGTGAAACATCCAGTGTCAACTCCAAGAACAATCACCATGGGAACCGTTACATCTTCCATGATGATAGCTTCGAGACGGTGTTGTGCCTCGGTGATGTTACCTTCTTTGTTAAAGGTAAGAGGTTGGCCATCTTCCATCCAACCGTCAACACGAATGCTCTTAGCAATCTTGTTGACTTGAGACTTAATCATCTTACGGTTGTCTTTGTTCAGATGATTAAGGATGTGACGTGCCATATCTGGAGTCACATTATGTCTGAAAACTCGGATTTCATCCGTGATTGGATTGAATCCAAGAATGTCCACATGAACATCGTTTGTATTATGCATGATTGTTCAGCAACCTTAGAACTCTCACATTATACACACATCTCGTTTGGTTTGGCAACTGTGTCAGATTTCAATCTGTCACCCAGAACACGAATCATTAGATTTAATGAAACTTGTTGTGGTCTACCTTTCCAGCCATACCATGCAGTTTTCTTTCCCACATCATAAGGAGGATTCTGATTTACTGACCAGTATTGTTCACCTGTACAATCATATACAGTCTCATTATCTTGCAACCACCAGTGTTTCTCACCACGATAATCTTCACCCGACATAGGCACTAAACAATCAGTGTCCATCAAGTAAAACAAAGCTTGTGATGAATGATAACAATGACCGTAGTATTTGTTGGTGAGTGTGTCTTTAGGATACATCAAAGATTTACGACCACCCAACAAATCAGGTGAGAGATTGTCACGGATAAGTTTCATCACCGTGTCAATCTCTGACATTGGATATGGTTCAAACTCAAGAGTTCTTGTCTCGAACACTTTTTTTTCTTTGTATCGATGTCTTTCTACTCTTTTCATTCTTCACCTGTTTGTCGATGTAGTTTCTTGCACTCGTGTAGTTTTTGGAAACTTTGATGCGTTGTCCATTATGTATGATGACTAACTTCTTGGAGTTGGAGATAGGAATGGCAGCCCACATTCCATTGTTAGTAACATAAGGTCTGGTACAAGGTTTGGGATCTAAAATACTATCCCATCGGTTCATCTCACCGTAGTTCATATTCACGAAACAATACACTTTCCATCTTGTGAGCTTCAACTTCGTGTGGTTGATTCTCATACTCATACTTCTCCACAGGTTCTAGAGAATAACACAACTTACCATAACGATGTCGCAAGTCACCACGAATCCACTGAGCAACATGTGTCAACTCATGAAATAGAGTGATGAGATACAACTCTCGATCCATGTTTGCTTGCAGTTCGATCAGAAAGTGTCGGGGACGATAACATTCACCCACAACATCACAGTAACCTACAACCTTTTCACGTTTCAGTCCCTTGTGTTCAATCTCGACTGAAATCTTGTGACGTGGAAAATACGTTCTCAAAAACCAAGAGGTAGCATCCTCGCAGAGTTTTTTAGAATAACCGTATCCATCATGAGTGATGTAAGACATGTGCCCCAGTGAAGAAACCAAACAAAAGATGAAACGAAGACTAGTTTTTCTTTCGCTGTCATAAAGGAACGCGACTTCATCTAAGGTATCACCCCTGGCAACTCTTGGCAAGGGGCTTGACAGGACTCTGTTCCATGAGTAGGATCAACTCTGTTACGGTTGATAGAAACCAGCTCTATGAAGTTCAAAGTCAGTTACATGAAACCAAAGAAAAAAGGTTACTACTCACAACAAGTAGCAACCTTTTATGATGAACGTGATGCATTGAACTGGGAACATCACATTCGTAGGAATGGATGCAAAGAAATTACATTAAGAGTAGATTTCTCGTAGTTATTCAGCAGGATCAGGTGTGTTACCTTCAGCAAGCCACTCAAGGTATTCTTGGTAGTGGCGGTTGTCGGGGTCCGCAGGGAAAGAAGTGTACTGATTGTTGCCGTTGTCCCTAATAATGCTGGTCAGCTCAACACCGTTGGAAATTGTCGTGAAAATTCGGTACATGATCAAAGCTCCGCACTAAAGCCAATGTATGAAGAAGTTGTTTGTTTGGCCGTTAAAGTAAAAAACCCTGTTGTAAAAGCACCACTTGAGGAAGTACTTATAGTTGACATAAGTTTACCGTTTCCAACGGCAAGAAGCGCAGCTGACGTAATTAAAACGTCACTAACACCAAGAACTGTAGAAGCAAGATTAGAATAATCCAAAGAGCTTGGAACCACTCTCATTTCGACTGGATGTTGAACAATCGCTTGACCAGCACTCGTGGTACTATTCGAGCCAAAGCCGTATGGATTGTAGGAAGTTTGGGAGTTGACTCGATAGTAATATCTTTGACACCTAGCAAGCTCATCGCCATAATTTCTGTGCTCAAACGGTGTCGCCTTTTCGCCAACTTCTAGTTGGACGCCAGTTAGATAAAAATCATTGCTAGTGCTGTCGGCAAGATTTACTGTTTGACCGACTGCCCTATTAGTGTCTGCTGGTGTTCCCCAGTTGGTGTTTAACGTTCCACTTGTGTAATTAGTGCCAGCGGCCACCCACCAATACACATTAAACTCAGCAGCGTTTGTATTTGGAAGGGAGCCACCCGTATCTCCAGGTATCTGAAGCGTCTTTTTTTCCCAGGTATTGGCTGAGTTAATAGTATAAGTTTGCGATATTTTGCGAGTAGAGGTGCTAGAGGTGACTTCGAGAACATACGTCCCCGTTTTGTTAGATCGGACCCAAAAACTAAGGGTCGTTGTTTTTGCGTTGGAAGTATTGTAATCTAAATGTTGAACATTAAAGCCTTCAATTTTTTGTCCTAAAAGGTACAAATTACTGGCCGACAAACTGGCTTTGGCTGTAGTGCAGTCTAGTTTTAACGAAGTCGAAAAACCTTCGGGCGCTTCTGTACTTTGGCTAATAGTCCAAGTTCCAGCCGAACTAAGTATTTGCTGAAAACGATCTGGACCGGCATAGGTCGTAGAAGTAACTCCAGTCTGACTCGTTCCACGCTGCGCCACTTGCATCGCACCATTGATAATCAGGTTGCGATTACTCAACGCACCAGCAGTCGGATATTGAACTCCATTTACTTCAAGACTACTAGAACTGATTGTAGTTGCTGAACCAATGTTAATAGAACTTGTGACTGTGGTAACACCAGTTACCTCCATTCCTGATTCAGAGATGGTAACTGCAGCACCAACTTTAGCTGTGTCCGCTGTCAGTGTCGTAACAATACCAGTGGTAATTCTAGAAGTATCAGCTGTCAGTGTCGTAACAATACCAGTGGTGGTTCTAGTTGTGTCAACTGTTAATGTCGTGACAATACCTGTAGTTGCTGTCAGTGTTGTAACGATACCTGTAGTTGCTTTTAACGTTGCAACTGTTGCAATACCAGTAAAATCTACACCAGTGGGAGACAGTGTAATTGTCCCCACACCAGTGCGACTGTTTATTTTATTGACTCTAATTTCTGAAGCCATTTGGGTTCACTATCCCCCTTTGTTTTAGTTATTTATCAGGCAGTAGCGATACCTGCATCCACCATATCATTCACAAGTTTTACACGCCATGATTCTTTAACTGCATCAGTCCATGCAGCATTGCAGATTGCTTGAACATCAGCATCCTCTCCAGATAGGTCAGTGTCTACCAGAGCATCATTCTCATCCAGTGTGCCAGGATGAAGAACATGACGATGGAATGAACGGGTGAGTTCTACACCATCTTTTTCGATGACAGTTGCTCTACGAACTTGGACTGCTTTGTATTGACCAACGACTTCAATCTTGTCGTTTTCGTTTCTTTCAGTAAGTGCCATTAGGATAATCCTCCGAATTAAACAGGTTTAGGCGTATTATTTATGTTGCGGGCTTAAGCCACGTTATAAGTGGCTTGGAAATATATTGCAGCGTTATCATTATTAAGATGTAAATGCTGCAAAGATGTAAAATTACCAGAGCCGATCGAATAAAACTCTATCTTGTTGCTGTAAACATAAACTGTGTATGCAGTTCTGTCTGAGTATCGAGCGAACATAGATCCACCAGATTGATTAGTTGAAGCTGTATAAGGCAAGCCACTTATCACGATGGTATTGCTAGATGATCTATTAGTAAAACTGCTTAGTTTTCCGTAAACATGCACTAAATTGCCAATCTTTGTATATTTTGCGTCTTCGCCTGTAACGCTACCAGAAGAAGTTACAGTAGGCGTCCAAGTGCCCTCTTCATAATCATCAAGAGCGTTTGCATTAGCTGTGTCTGACCCAAATAAGATACCACCTTGTGCTCTGACTCCATTGGTTAATGTTTCAAATTTCTTGGAGTTATCGTAATAAAGATCTACAGAACCATTTTGAGTAGCCTGCAACATGATTTCACTATCAGCTGCATTTTTGACTACCATACTTGAGGATAGAACTTTTAAGTTTCCTGTTCCACCGTCTTTAATGTAACTGTGCGTGCCGTCGTGATAAATTTGCAGGTCGTCGCCATTGCCAAGGATAACTTTGGTACTGTCAGGCATATCCAGGTTGTTGCCTAGGTTGAGAATTCCAGAAATATTTCCCGCACCATCAACATCCAAGCTGTCGCATTGCAACTCGCCAGTGATGTCTACGCCGTCTGATTTGGTTTCGAGTTTCTTCGAGTTGTCATAATATAATTCAACACGTCCATCTCCAATAAACTGTGCTATTGTTTCACCAGTATACTTATCAAATCTGACGTTATTTGAACGAATTCTTAGATCTCCAGTGCCAGAATCATCAATGTATGAATGACTACCATCATGATAAATCTCTAAGTCATCACCTGTACCAATCAAGATCTTATCATTATCTTGAAGGTCTAAATTACCATTTAATGTGGTAGTGCCAGTGACAGTCAGTGTTGTAACAATACCAGCAGTAATTTTAGTGTTGCCACTATTATCAATACGGAATCTTTCCGTTCCATTATTACTGTGGAACGTTAACAAGTCATCGCCTGCTGACGCAAACGTGATACTTGTAATACCAGATATACTTTTCTGATTGATGATAGTCATCTCGGGTTCACTCTCCCCCTAGTTTTAAATATTTAGACCACAACATAGTTGCCATCGATGGTCAATGTTCCACCGATAGTGACTGGCCCAGCCATAAGACCATTGAAAGCAGTGCCAATGTAATGAGCACCATTCAATCTATTGTCATGGATAACCATGCCATTAGAGATATAAAGACCCTGGAAGGAGTTGCCAATCCCTGTGAGGTCGTTGTCATCAACTGTAGATGTATTGATACCTACAGAAGTATTTGTGACGATGCCTGCGGTTTCTGTGACAAACTTACCAGCAGATACACCAGTCAGGAATCTACCATCACCACGAATCTCGGTAGCACTGATGATACCTGTCATCGTGAATCCACCGACACCAGAATATGTGCCAAAAGGATCTGCTAACTTGGTTGCAGTAACTGTTCCTTCAGCAGGTGTACCGATACTGACTGCAGCACCGAGTGCAATGATAAAGATAGAAGTAGAAGCTGTGGGTGGATTTGAGAACGTAATCTGGTCATTTGTGACCGTATACGATTCGATTGGTTCTTGAATAACACCACCCAAAGATACTAACAAAGCATTCGCTGATCCTGGTGTAAATGCATTACCACCAGTGGTCAGATTGAATGTCTTAGTCGTACCATTAAAAGATGACTGTAAGTCATCAATCTTGATATAATTACCTTGCGTTAGGTCGCGACCGATGTATGGCATTTGGGTTCACTATCCCCCGATGTTTCTAGTTATTTATCAACATGCCATCAGTACACAAGGAACACAGTAACTTCCATCAACGTAAGTAGCAGAAACCGTGGTGCTAGTCACCTTAGCAACAGTTTTAGATCTTACAATATCATCATCTTGTGGTTTAGCAGTACCATCACCAGCAGACATCAGTAAATCACCTCGTGCAACTGTTGTTCCCTGAGCAATACGGATCACAAAGTCACCCGTCATCGCGCAATAAAAGTCATTAGTGTAAGTATCGTCATCATCATCCCAAGCTTGGAATACTCCTGATACATTGATGTCACCTTCAACATCACTTACCTTCATACGGTTCAACTGTTCATTATTCTCATCACCCCACTCACACATCTCGTCAAGGTTACTTAGTACAGAGCCACGCAAAATTTCGGTGCGTGCTGCACCGCTGGGAAGTTGCGACCAACGAGCTAAGTGACCGCCGTTGTAAGAAACAGTAGAACCAGAAACACTGATACTGCCTTCAAGACTATCGGCTTGTCTAAAACCGATCAATGTGCCGTCACTTGCAAGTCTGTTGATTACCCCGACAGTATCGCCACTTCTTGTGTGGTTAAAAGCGCCTCCAGGAAGAAAATAATGACCGACATTGCTGATACTTGCGCTTGTCCGAGCTATTAAAACTTCGCCACCGCTCGTAATCCGCATCCGCTCAGCTGGATCTGAGGCGTTCGCTCTAGTCGAGAAACGCATATATCCAGCTGTATTATTAATTGAGCCATTCTCTTTGGCAACTTGAATGGTGCCGCCTATTTCATAACCATTGCCGTCGTTGTTAAAGAAAGTCAGACCAGAACCTGTATTGGCAGCGCCGTTACTAGCTGATGTATATAACTCAAGCGTATCGTTGTCACTTGGTTGCAAAGATCCACCACGAGTGCCTCTAACCTGAACTTTTCCAGTGTCTGAAATGCGCAGCCGTTCGTTATTGCCAGCCGTGCCAAAGGAAAGCTCGTCATTGCTGCCGCCTGCATTTAATTCAAATACATTGCTGGTTGCGTTTCTGAAAACAAGGTTGGCAGAATTTGCACCCGTAAATCTGGCAACACTATTACCACTTCCTTGAGTTACCTCAATCTTGTACCCAGGGCTCGCTGTTCCGACGCCAAAATTACCACTTGAATCTATACGAACTGCTTCTGCAATTGATGTTCCGTTATAAGTAGAAAAAGTAAGAGCGGCTGCTGAGGCACTACTACGAATTGCTCTAATTTCTCCACCATGAATTGAAGAATCAGAAGTAGAGTTAATTAATCTAAGTCCTGTGGATAAAGAACCATCATTTGCAACTCCATTTGACTGTAAAGTCAAAAGAAGATTATCAGTTGAGTCACTCCCACCTTTTACGTGTAACCTGCTGTTAGGACTTGCAAGACCAACACCAACATCACCATCACTGGCAATACGCATCCTTTCGGCACCATTGGCCGTAAAGATCATATTATTTGTGTTGTGGCTATAAACCAAGGATCCTATATATTCACCGCCACCACTTGTCGCATCAGAGAAATAAACAGCACCTTCACTTGTTGTTCCAGAACGAAGCGTTATTCCAGTGTGACCTGACGTTGCAATCGTTAAATCATCTCCGCTGCTATATCCCTCAGTCGTCGTGCCCAGCATCAAGCGACCACTTGAATCTATACGAAGTCTTTCTGCGGTATTTGTGTTGTCATATATTGCTAATTGACCTGTACCTTGAGTTGTGAATATTGTAAAGTCTGCTGTTCCTGCTTTTGCTCTAAGTCCAGCACTCGCACCAGATTGAGCAGTTTCTGTATAAAGATAACCAGTTCCAGTTGATCTGTAAACGGAAAATGGGTAGAGTGATGCAGGAGCTCCACCCATGTCTGTGTTTATTCCAACTCTACCATCAGAAGTTACACGAACTCTCTCACTACCATTCGTTAAGAACGTCAGAATATTATCGCCAGCACTATCTACAGTCGCACCAGTTCCTACCTGAACACCTTTATCTGTAACTTCAATACCATTTCTCGCAGTAATCAGACCTACCGAATCTACGTTCGTTACATCTTCATAGGTCAGAGTACCACCAACCGAGACAGTACTAGAAAAAGACGCTGCTACACCAACTAAGGTTCCAGTCGTCAGACCAAAACCAGCGTTCGTAATTTTAGTAAATGCCATCAGGTAATCTCCATGATTGTGAGAGCTGCGTCAACACTAGTATTAGTGTCACTGTTGACTCTTACACAGTCTCCTGCTTGCAGAACAACTTTGTTACCCTGCATGAATTCCAAAGCAGAACCTTGTGGAAGAGGGGCATTTTTTAGAAGATCAATATTTTCTCCACTTGCAGAGAGTCTCGTGACACCAACACCAACATTTACTCCCGAACCAGATGTGTTCGCGAGAGTAATACCAATAACCACAGTGGTAGTCGAAGAAGGAACGGTGTAGATGCCAACCGTGGTAACTCCGATGTTTGCTTTAGTCTTTAGTTTAAAAGTGTTTGCCATTGTTTATTATCCGAGAGCAATTGCAAGAGCGGTGGCATCGTTGGATGCAGTCACCAGGACGCTGACGCCAGCGACATTAACTGCGCTAGAACTATTTATGTCGCCATGAACATCTAACACATATTGTGGACTTGTGGAGTTGATACCAGCAGTCACGGAACTTCCAGCCGCAACCACAGTCATCATAGTGCCGCCAAGACCAACATTTAATTTGGTCGAAGTTGTGGTGATACCTGTCGAGAAGATATTACCTTCAGGTGATAAAGTAATACCAGTTCCAACCTCAACACCACTATTGGTTGTAATAATACCAGTGATTGTTGCGGTGGTTGCTTTCAGTTGAGTGACAGTACCAATGCCACTTAACTCCATATTATCCACGTTCAGATTACTGATCGTGGTAATACCACTCAGTGTGGAGTTAGTGGAATTCAAATGCGTAACTGTCGTTACACCAGATACGAAGATGTCTGTTGCAGTGAGAAATCCAACCGTACCAACACCAGATGTGAACGAATTGGTTGCAGTTAGGAAACCAATGGTAGCAATACCAGTGACTTCAAGGTTACGGGATACCAATTCATCCAAGTTGATGTCACCACCAACATTCAAATTACCACCAATGTAAGTGTTATTGGTGACGGTCAGAACACCGACTGTTGCAGCAGAACCGACTGCGATGTCCTTTTCAAATCTTACAAACTCTGCAAACTTAGCGGCACCTGTAAATGTTGAGATGCCTGTAATCGTTGCAGCAGCACCGACATTTAGATCTTGACCAATTTCTAATGCTTTTTCAAATCTTCCATCAAGTGCAAATTTAGATGCACCAGTAACTGTTAATGCACCACCGACCGTTGCAGCCGCAGAGACATTAATATCACCACTAATGGTGACACCTGCACCGACAGTGATGTCAGTTGCAGTTAATGATTGGACTGTAGAAAATCCAGTGGTGACATTCAGAGACGAAGCATTTGCACGTCCAAGTGTTGAGAATCCTGTGACTGTTGCATCAGTCGCAGTCATCGTGGTAACACCCACAGCACCTGCTGTGACGATACCAACGAATTTACCTACCCAACTTTCAACCTGACTGTCGGATAGGATTTTACCTCTTACATCTAAGGCTGCAGTCGGGATTGTCGTCCCGATGGCAACTCTGTTATTCGCGGGATCAACAAAAAGCGTATTAGTGTCAACCTCTAATCCGTTTTTGACAACAAAGTTCTTGTTTACTGCCATCGGGTTTCACTCTCCACCCTTTATTTTTTATTATTTATCAGATCAAACTGTTGGGTAAACTGTGATCGTTCCAGCCATTCCAGAGTGTGAAGTACACTGATAATAAAGAGTGTTTGGTGCATCATGTGGAACTTCAAATCTGACCGTTCCAGCACTCGCGCCATTGTTTGTAACACCATCATTGTATGCAGTGCCACCAGTGTTCTGATACTCAAGTTGAATCTGGAATGGATGTGCGCCCATGTTATTAACGAACTCAACAACACTTCCTCTCGCAACAAACAAGGTTGGATCATGTCTGGTGAATGTCATACCACTACCAACGAATGTATAATCACTAGATCCATTTGCACCCAGATACCATCTCTGATGTGCAGCATTAGAAACATCACCGTGATATGTAAGAATACCAACGGAATCTGTGGTGGTGACGATACCCGATGCAGAGATCGATGCAATACCAAGTGTAGAAACACCGACGACATTCAGTGTGCTGGTTCTAACATCTGCGGTTGATACACCAGAGATACCAGTCAGTGCTGAACCATCACCAACGAAACTCGTAGCAGTGACAACACCAGTTACATTTACTCCAGACTCACCGATTGTTACTGCGGAACCAACAATTGCAGTCGTTGCAGTTACTGCGGTTCCTGTCAGATTACCACTGAATGTAGTGGCTGTCAGAATACCAGTGACAACCGCACCAGTATTTGCAGTGGTCAGTTTCTCAGAACCGTCGAAGTACAGTCCGACTGAACCACTTGCGGTTGCGACGATTGCATCTTCGTTTGTTGCAGTTCTGATGTTGATGTTGTTATCAGCATCAATGTTCAGAGCACCAGTACTTGCATTTACCTGAAGTTTTGCACCAGTGTTCGATGATACTGCACCCAGGAACAGTCTTGGTGATGTAGCTCCGTCATCAGTCGAAAGTCTGATCTTAGAACTACTACCATTGAGGAATTCAATACCGTTTCCAGCACCTGCACCGATCGTAAATGTAGCACCTGCACCGATAGTCGATACACCGATAACAGTCAATGTGCTGGTTCTGACATCAGCAGTGTTACCAATTCCAGTCAGAGCAGAACCATCACCAACGAAACTTGTAGCAGTGACAATACCAGAGTGAATACTGATACCAGACTCACTAATCGTAACTGCACTACCAATTCTAGCTTCGGTGGATGTAAGAATACCAACTGCGATTGCAGGAGTTCCTGTCAATCCTTGTGCAACAGTTGCGATACCAGCTGTGCTTGCATAACCAGCGGTGGTTGCAGTGGTTGCAGTATCTGCATTACCAGTGAGATCACCAACGAAACTCGTAGCAGTAACAACACCAGCTGCAGCGTTGATACCAGATTCTGTGATTGTAACAGCAGAACCAACCGTTGCAGTTGTGATCGTGGATGTAGTGAACGTAGCACCAGTACCAGTGATGTTACCTGCAAATGTGGTGGCAGAAACAATACCAGATACTGTCAGAGCTGTGGTTGGATTGGTGGTGCCGATGCCAACACTCGCAGTAGTGTTGATACCTGCGTTAGTATTACTCCAGTAGTTTGTATCAGGACTGGAGATTGTTGCAATACCCGTGCTGTATTCAGCAGTCAGATTGGAGTTGAAGTTGACTGTTGCAGCCATACCCAACGTGGTTCCATTGTTCTGAATGACGAATCCAGAACCAATACCAATTACACCAGTGATTTGAGAACCATCACCAACGAAACTCGTGGCGGTGATGATACCAGTGTTGATATTACCGAAGGTTGTTGCAGTCAGAGTTCCAGATACATTGACATCACCCAGAACATCCAGGACAGTATTTGCACTCGTGGTGCCAATACCCAGTTTATCAACACTATAGTTATTAGAGTTTACATCATTAGATACGAGACCGAATCTTCTCCATACATTATCGGATGTGTAAACCCAACCAGCATAACCACCTTGAGATGGTTTGGCACTAAATGTAATGTCACCAGCAGAACCACCAACGACAGGAGTGGAAATACCAACGGTGATCTTTCTTGCAGACTTAGCATCACCCTGTAACTGAATCGAATTAGCTTCGATACCCTCTTCAGATGTTGATGTAACTTTATTGGTGAACAGTGTGGGTCCATCAAACTTAGACAGTGCATCACCATCTGTACCACCAGATACTTTCAGACTATCTATATAAGTTGTATCAACGGCGGTTTCACCAGTGACTGTAGGAATTGGTGCGTCAAAGACTTCTTCCTCACCAGTGGTGCCCTTGATAACTTTATTACCAACGAAGTATTCACCCACATCATTCAGACCAGTGTAGTAGTTCTGACCACCATTTCTCCTCTGAGTCTGTCCAAGCTTTCTATCTTCAGTGGACAGAACCTTGGTTTGTTTCTCTGGCAGAGAGACTGAATAGTTACCTTGACCGAAACCAACATACTCAAATGTCTGGTTTGCAGCACGAATCAGAGAACCTCTTCTCAGTTCAACAGGAACAACACGAACTTTCTTAATAACAGTTCCAGATGGATGGTTGATAGATTCTGTACCAAATACACCTCTGAATACAGAGTTGATGGATGTATTCTTGATTCTCATCATCTCGTTTCCGACCATGATGTAATCACCGATGTTCAGACCACTTGCAGTTGCATTGGTGATGCTGATCGAAGAGGATGTAGATGTAATACCAGCAGACATTGTGGTAGTGATGCCAGCATACATGCTGTTCATTCTGCTACCAACTTTCTCATCATCCTCGGTGATTGCACCATCGTTAGATGAATAACCACCAGGTAATGCAAAGACTTCACCACTCAGAGTTGGAGCAGTGACTGTTGATACACCCAGATTGACTGTAAAGGTAGACAGTCCAACATTCTCTTGAACTGTAAATGTACCCTTATAAGTTGTCTGTCCAGCTCCAATCAGTTTGATCTTAGAACCAGTGAGGAATCCGTGTGCGGTGTTACCTGTTCCAACCGTTGCAATACCTGTCGTAACATCATAACTGATAGCAGTGACACCAATCGAAGGCCCAATGAACGACATTGTAGCATTGGACATTGCAGAACCAACTACAATGTTATTGCTACCACCACCAAGACTTCTACCAAAGTCAATAACATCAGTCGATGCAAACGAAACACTTCTTGCATCAGGTGTTGCAGTGACTCTAAATGTATCATTCAGTTTGCTGTTTGTGTCCGAACGAATACCTGCAATCTGAATGACTTCACCAATGCCATTATAGACATTAGTGACTGTTACCATACCAACAATGTGTCCTGCAGCTGTGGTGACACCAACAACTTCCAGGGAATTACCGATACCATATGCACCACCACCGTTGATGATCGTGACTCCAGTGATACCACCAACTGCGTCAACAGTGATGTTAGCAAGTGCTCCACCACCTGAAGTGCTACCAATACCAACACCAATCAGTTTTGCACCATATAAGGTGGTTGCAGAACCAGATCCATAACCGATACCAGAAGATGCAATACCAACAGATACAATCGAATTCAGTTGGTGTTCAACAGTCAGGTATGCAGTGTGTGCAAGTCCAGCACCATTATCAGATACAATACTAGTGATACCAACACTGACACCGTTCTCTAACAGGAACTTATTCGCAAAGTCTTTGGTGATACTGTCTCTGACATCACTCGATACAACCTTACCAATTGGTTTAGATTCAGCATGGCTGAGTGCAGCAATTGGGTCAGATACTGGGTTATCTCTATCAACCTGAGGATACAGATCCTTGACTGGTTGAGAGAACTTGAATCCAGTAAATGGTGTTACTGTTGGAGATGCATCATAGTGCAGACAAGTCAGGTGATAAACACCATCCTGTTCACCCGTGATGTGTTCTTTAACTTCCTCTACATTATAGATGTAGAAGGACTTGGAATATTCATTCTTCTCAAAGTTTGGCAGGTCATCAACAGTACGAGTTTGATTACTCAGTGTTGAAGTTCCAGGATTACTGGTCAGTGCATATTGGAAACCTCTATCACTCGTAATACCTGTAACAGCAAAACGGCCGTTGAAACCAGAATTACCAACACCAGTTGTGTTGTTGGATGATGTAATCTTGTTTACATTTACAACAGAACCAACAGTCAGATGGTGTGGTTCTTCAGACATTATTGTCGCAACATTGCTGCTCCAGGAAGCTTCGCTCAGGAAGTGGAAGTTTCTTTGGTCATCAATATTAGTCAGAGATGTTGTGGTGATTTCACTGTCATTTGCACCAGTTGTATCACTGGTTTCTTGCAGAACATAACCTTCAATGGGAGGTCTTGCAGTCGTGATACCTGCAGGGATGACATATCTTACACGATAGATTGAATCATCAAGATTTCTGGAGTTACCTTTTCTTGTGAAGTATGTCTTAGGTGTATTTGGTCCTAAAGCTGTTGTTCCAACACCAACAAGAGTTGGATAGATTTCGTTATCAACAGTGATATTAGAGACATTGATATACCAATTCTTATTGGTAGTATCAAACTGAACTGGGTGACCAATATCACCAGACTTCTTATCAGAAACTCTACTGACAACACTCAGTTCTCCACCAGTGTTGTTGATGGTCAGAGCTGTTCCGTCCAGAGCATCATTCAGAGTTCTTGCAACCTTGATTGTGTTAGCATCAAGACTACTGACGATTGCATAATAAATTTGATTCTCTTCCAGACCATCAGGTAAGAAACCATTGTCCGCAGTGATACGAATCGACTCACCATCAATCAGTTTATGATTGGACTTCAGAGTCAGAAGATTCGAACTAATGCTGCTAACACCGACTGCATTACCAACAACATAAGATTTTGCACCAGTATCAGTCGTGATACCAGTTGCAGTTGGCATTACAATCTTAGAAACAAAGTCACCTTCGTTTCCATTGATGTTCAGTTGTACTCTCAGTCTATCATTGAAATTAGAACCAACACGGAAACCATCCAGAATGTGTGGAGGTGGTGCATCCTGATTAGTATATCCTTCGAAGTAAAGTCTCGTATTTGTTCCGACATCAATTGTCTTATCTACATCAATCGACAGATAATCAACGTTAGTCTCATCATCAGTGATCTCTTTTGGTGGAATGATGTGAGTGATGTATGCGGCATTATCAGGACCGAATGCAGTCTTCTTGAAGCCCTCAGACATCAGGGCATTTTCACCGAAGTTTGCATTACAGTTGGCGAGTGACAGTTCACCACCACTTTCAGCAACATACTGGTTGTTGTGTCCGATTGCAAAGACAGACACCGCCTGCATAATAGAGTCATTCGACACTTTGACGTGCGAAGACTTATATTCTGGACGATAGATCGCCTCAGGATCCAGGTGCAGGTTATCTACAGCAGTGTAGTCCTCGTATTGTCCAGAGGTTGTGTTATAACGAACAAAAGCTTTGTCGTCTTTCTGAAGTGCGTTACCTGTGAATTGTGCTAACAGACCACTCTTGAATCCAGTGACCTTAGAACCATCCAGGTGAATACCATTCATACCAAAGACAGATCTCTTCGACAGGTTGAAGAGATAAGGAGACGCAGAGTTGATTGTATCAATCTCGATGTTTACGTCTGCACTCGTCAGTGTAGGCAGAGGATTGTTTGGTGCAGATGGTACAACGTACTTAAACTGAGTTGAAGATACAACTTCAGATACAACGTGAATACCATTATATCCAGCAGTTCCAACACCAGAGATACGAACTGGTGTATCGATAGACAGATCAGTCAGAGAACCGTCCAGATCAACCGTAATTGTGGTTGAGGATACTGCACCCGTTCCAGCTTTAATAGAGGAGATACCGACCTGTTGACCTTTGGAACCAACAATACGATATTCTTCGACTCTTGTCTGGAAATCCAGAGAACCTGATGGGAAATCTGGTTCAATCGGTCTACCAGTACCAACATCATAAACATCACCGACCTTTTGATAATACATATCAAGGTCAGTTGATGTCGAACTGATGTTCAGGAAACTGTCATTAATCGTAACAGCATTCGCACCATCAACATACTCAAAACAGGTCAGTCTGTGGTGAGAGAAGTTTGGAGTATATAAGTTACTTGTATAATCTTTATAAACGTTACCAGATGGATCACCATCAAAGATAGTGAACTGAGAAATATAACATGCACCTGTCAGTCTGAAGATTGCAGACGTTTCAATTGCATTATTTTCTGGATCTGGAACATATTTTGGACGAATCTTTGTCTTACGTAGGTCTTTGCCTACGATAGACGTGCCTCTAGGGATGATAACACCACCACGAACACTATTAAGTTTATAGAGTTCGTTGTCTGGTGATGTCAGATCGAAATTACTACCAAGACCAAAAGGACTCAGAGTCTGGTTTGCTTGACCAAATCTCGTGTAATATTTTGCCTGATTACTTGAATCATACGGGATATATCCAGGTCTATTATCAACTACGTGCGTACCAGCAGCAAGAATGATCGTCGTTTGATCAAACTTATCGTTTCTCTGTCCAGCAACATAAGAAAATCTAGCAGCCTCAATAAGAGCTCTCTGGATCGTCTTAAATGGTCTGGTCTGAGAATTGCCCTGGTTCTCAATGCTGTCAGTTGCATCCAATTCGTTTGGATCAACGTAGATAACATTGCCCTGAATATTCTTGAGAAAGTTCTCTAGTCTTGAGAGAGGCATTATGCTACACTTTTTTGATTATTTATTCGCTAACTACACTTGCGCCAGAGAATCCTCCGTTTGTTCCATCCGTGTTAGAGATGGTGTTTTGTGCGGTGGTTTCACTGGTAAAGATTTTTCTGTCTGCAAAATCGTCAGACCATCTATTACCCCCAACATAATATACATCTGTGCCTACTAAGAGAACAGATGACTTCTTGATATGATAGTTAGCCATGTCTGGTTTTTAGTTATTTATCAAAGACCACCCGCATCCAATCTTGCTTCAAGTGATTCAATCCTAGTTTGTGCTTCCTGAAGTGCTTTAACAGCCTTCATATAAAGCACGGAGTAATTGACGCTCTTGGTAACTGTTCCAAGGTCATTGCCCTCGTTGTCACGGTCAGTCGTCTCATAGACAAGACCAGGCGATACGGTCTCAATCTCTTGTGCAATAACGCCAAGCTGTGTGTGGGTTTCTCCATCAATAAAATTGTATTTACGAATCCGAAATGCCTTTAAGTCATCCCACTGAGAAGTGGCATCAACAATGTTTTCTTTTAACTTAGCGTCGGAAATAGCGCCATAAGAGTTGTTGGTATTTACGACGTTGCCATTGGTATAAACAAGAAAGCTGTTGGTACCAGTTGTTGTGGATGTTGCGCTATGACGCCCAACGAGTGTCGCAAATGCTGTACCAGCTGATTGATTTGATGCCGCAATAAAGCCATCGCCGTTTGAATAAGCTCTGCATAAACCATCATTCTGAATGCGCATCCGCTCGGTCGCAGCGCCCGAACCGTCGGCAGTAGTGGCGAACACTAAGCGTCCCGGCATGTCGTCAGCGCCAGGGGTGCCGTCTACATACGCTGCAATATATGCACCTTGTCGTAGGGTTGAACCGTCAGCTCCGTGGAACATGATAGTGCCCAAACCGTCATTGTTTTGGACAATAGTGTTACCGCCAACCGAACCTCTTGTTTTAGCTAAAAGAAAGTATGGTTCATACGGATCGTTTGTACTTTTGGTTGCTGAAATATACGGCGTATAACCGCCTTCAACTGCAATTTGTGATTGAAGCGTTGTTGTAATAAAGTTCGTGCGGGCAGAAGTATGACCAACCAACAACCGGCCAGAGCTGTCGATGCGCATCCGCTCGGAATACACACTAACCCCGTAGCTACTAGAAGTGTTAAAAGATAGTGCCGTTCCTGTGCCATCGTAAAACCCGGCTATATTCCCGGCAGTGCTTGCTGCTGCGTTGCCAGCACCAAGACTAATACTGGCTCCTGTTCCTGATCCGCTTCCATCATTGCCAATCTGCATCCCAACTGGTGAAGAAGCGTTTGCAACTGATGTTGCTATATGTAACCGACTAGAGGCACTATTTCTTCCGAGTCCAACATTCCCAGAGCTGTCGATACGCAGCCGCTCAGCATTTGCGGTCATATCTTTTAACTCAAACTGACCGTCATTGCTGCTTATGTTTGTGCCAATCTTGTATCGATTTGCGCTGCCCCCCTTATCTTCAAAATCAATAGAAGATTCAGTGTTTGAAGAAATTTTGAGTGTGGTTGGTGTGCTTCCACTATCAATATGCAGAGTTGTGTCTGGAGACGATTCGCCAATGCCAAGATTGCCCGAGCTGTCGATACGCATCCGTTCTGATGCATCGACATTAAATCTCATCGAGAGATCTGCATGACTATATGCAATTTGTCCATTTGCTTGTTGGCCGGAGTTAGCAGTTCCGTCAGCAAATCTCAAATATGCTGTATTGTTATTTTCAGCGGCAATAGTAATTCCGTGAGCACCACTATGATTACCAACAACTAGATCATCAGCAACGGCACTGTAACTTCCAGGAGAGTCGTTGCCCATTCCTATACGGCCTGAGCTGTCAATAGTCATTGTAGTTGAGGCATTAGCCGCAAACTGCATTCGATTATTGCTGTGGTCGTATTGAATAATTCCTCGATACTCATCGTCTCCGCTAGTACCATCTGAGAAATAAATTCTACCAAAATTACTCGTGCCACTTCTTATCGACAATCCGCAACTGCCGCTATCTGAAAGCGTAAAGTTGTCCGCATTAGTGTGACCTTCAGTCGTCGTGCCCAGGAGCAATCGACCTGAACTGTCAATGCGTAGACGCTCGGTATTGTTTGTGTGAACCTTGATATTTGTTGCTGTAGTGCTTTGAATGTTAAAATCCGTGTCGTGGTACATCCACGTTCTTGAGGTACTTCCGTCGTCTTGACTGACAAAAGCAACAGCGCCACTTCTATCTGTAAAGCTTGCATTGTTGCCTTTTAAGACAAGAGTTGGTATCCCACTTCCAGCTGAATGGGTCGATGGGCTGCTTTCTGCAATTCCAAAGTTGCCTGATCCGTCAATACGAAGTCTTTCACTACCATTCGTCAAGAAAGTTAGAGTATTGGCAGCAGCACTATCTACAGTCGCACCAGTTCCTACCTGAACACCTAAATCATCAACCTTGATTCCATTTCTTGCCGTAATCAGACCTACCGAATCAATATTAGTTACATCTTCGTAAGTTAATGTGCCACCAATAGATACGTTACCACTGAATGATGCAGTCGTACCACTGATAGAACCATAAGAAGTTGCGGTGATGATACCTGCGGTGACATTACCGACTGTAATATCATCATCAGAACTACTCAGAGTTACATTACCAGTTCTACCATACAGTCCAGTGACAGCACTCGATGTTGCACCAGCAAAACCAATATGACGAACTTGAATAGCTACACCATCAGCAGGTGCAGCAGTAAATGTCAGTGTACTTTCAGTGACACTGTATGCATTAGACGTAGAAGTTGTGGTTGGATACTGAACAACACCGTCCAGAGTGACCAGAATATCGTTATTACTTGCAGGTTTCTTGGAAAGATTGAATGTTGTGGTGCTACCGTCACCTGTGAAGACATCAAGAGTGTTATCTTGTGTGTCAAAGTTTGTAATGGTGTCAGCAAGAATCTGACCAAACAGAACATCAGTCGATACAGGAGCTTGACTGAATACAATCGTAGAGTCAGAATCCAGACCAAAACCTAACGTTGGTGTAGAAGATTCTTGTGCTTGTTGAAGAACACCATTGATAGAAATCAGAAGTTGACCAGCACGACTGATCTTTGCTTTGGTTCCGTTTCCGTAGGTGGCTTTGAACTTAGTGTTTGTGCCGTCAAATGCAAGATTCAGTGTGTGCGATCCACCTGCTGCACCAGAAGACAGACTGATAGCTGTACTATTGTTTGCGTTCGATGCACTCGAAGCGAGTTGAATCGTGTTCTGATCAACCTTGATAACGAAATATGCCGTTCCATCGGTCAATCCACCGATTGCAGTTCCACCTCCATCAGTATAAGTAACTCTCTGTGCAGTTACGAATCTATGATTTGCAAACGTCAGAGTGTTCGCTGTTGTGTCAACAACACTACTACTCGTAGCATCGAATGTTAAAGTGAAAGAGGCTAGATTATCAAGTAATCTAAAACTCTTCGTAGTGTCACCTGATACGGGTGGCTGTCCAATGTATGGCATCTTACTACAGTTTTTTAGTTATTTATCAACCTAGCGGACCAACCACTCTTCAACAGTGTCGCTGACATCCCGCATCTTGATCCAACGTGAACCAGTGATCTGACCTTTACGGATGCGAATTTTACCCATTAGACCAACACAATCCCATTCTGGGCGATTTTCGCGGGGAATGTATTCAAGGTCAGGGTTGTGGTCAGGATTGAGTTTGCGGCGTTGTTGAACGATAGTGTTTCCATCATCATCCTCAACCTCGTAGTCCTCTTGAATGTAGGTGCCGTAGTCATCACGGAGATATTTGCCCTTCCAACGGTCAATATCTGCGTCACCGACAACACTGGGATTACCAGAAATAACGCCGATGGGTTCTTCACCAGTAACAGCCTCGCGGATCTTGTCGCCGTCTAAAACAACACTGATACCACGGCGATCTTCTGCGTTTGCGTTGCCATCAGACCATTCAAAGAATTCAGCGTAGTCAGCACCACCGCCGTTCCAAGAACCGTCTGCATAGGCATTACCATCACCGCGTAATTTGAATTCAATATCAGCACCAAGATTTGATCTAAAAGTAGCTAAATTGTATGCGCTAGATCCAGTTCTTGAGGCTTGCACATAAAGAACGTCAGAAGTATAACTTGCATTTGTGCACGTTAAAACAAGGCCAAGACCATTAATATTATGCAAAAACTCATGGTAAGAAAATTCTCCACCTTGCACATAAGAGCCAGTATTTGTAAATTTTGTAAAACCATTTGAATTGATCCTCATCCGCTCGGTCGGGCTGGCAGAACCGTCCGCTGAGGTGGCAAACACCAACCGCCCTGGCATGTCGTTTGTACCAGGCGTGCCGTCTACTTGCCCCTTAATTTCAGCAGCGCGGATGAAATTTGTACCGTCTGATCCTAAAAAATTGAAACTGCCTAGTCGATCATTGTTTGCAACGACAGTCATGCTGCCATCGCTAGCGCCACGACTTTTTTGCATTTCAATAATTGGCGCCGCATCTGCGTTCGCATTTGCATATCCAGTAACAACTACGCTTGGATAGTTACTAGCGCCAACATCAACGAGTGCAAGAGCATTGCCAGATAATCTGTCAGCGTTTTTAGTTGCGCTAGTCGTCCCCACCAACAACCGGCCCGAGCTGTCGATTCGCATCCTCTCGCCATCTACGGTATCAAATACAAATCCATTATAACCTGACTGAGAGCCATAAAAATATAGGTCGCCGCTTCCGTCAGAGCTTTTTCGAAAAATATCGTAGTATCTTGTGGAATCAAAACCAAGACGTAGTTTTGCTGCGTCTGCACTGTTACTTTCTATATGTAACAACGCACCAGCACTTGTCGTTCCAAGGCCAAAATTACCACTTGAATCTATACGAGCTCTTTCTGTTGATGCGGTTGCAAACTGTAGAGAATTCGTAGAGTGCTGATAACTTACATATCCAGCATATTCACCAGTACCAGAAGTTGCATCAGAATAATATATGTTTCCATAATCTGAAGTTCCACTCCTAATTGTTATCCCAGTATTACCACTGGTAGCAATCGTTAAATCATCAGCACCAGAGTTTCCTTCAGTCGTGGTGCCAAGGAGCAACCGACCACTCGAATCTATACGAGCTCTTTCTCCACCTCCACCTGTACTGAAGTAAAGTCCATCACTTACGCTTCCAATTCTATTAGCGAAACCACTTGAACTATCAGTGTCCTCAAAAGTAAGATATGCGTTTGCATCTGTTGACTTCAGATAAAGAAGTCTATCTTCACTTGACTCAACACTTATATTACTACCAGTAACACTAATACCATTTCTTGCAGTAATCAAACCAACAGAGTCTACGTTGGTTACATCCTCATATGTTAAAGTTCCACCAACCGAAACATTCCCAGTGAATGTGGCAGTTGTCGCAGTCAGAACACCAACTGTCAGGTCAGTGCTAGTATTTACAACTTGTCCAGTGACCTTTGTAAGAGCCATTATGCTACACTTTTTTAGTTATTTATTCAGGATATACTCCACGGTGTTCGCAACATCTTCCATCGCATCCCGCAACATTGGTTGTTGTCCAGAATGTTGTTCTGTTTTGGTGACGCCATTTCTCCACTCTTCTACAAGTGTCCAACGCCACTTCTTCATACTCTTTGAATACCAGAGATTAATCTTCATCAGTCAACTGGAAGTGATTCAGGATTCTTCAACTCTACATCGTTGATGAGCGGATGGCATCCTTCTTCAATCAAATATGACGAAGAAGTATACAAATCCTCTGGTTCGTATGAATTTTCCATGTCTGCGAGTTCCTTGACATCCGTATCATCGATATATTCCTCAGGAATATCATCGAATGTGAATGGCACACTCTCCATGAAATACATCAACACGATCTGGGTTTTCTTGTTGAACCAGACATATCTTGTGTCGATACGGTATTTCATAGATTTAGTTCACACCTTAAACGTATTTAGTGCTTATTACGACCCCTATATGTATCGGTTTGAGCATGACAGTTAGGGCAGAGAATACGTAAATTCTCTATGGTGTTATTATATCGGTTTCCATCAATATGGTCAAGTTCTATTGGGGTAGGTTGCCCGTTCCACTCTGTGATGCCGCACATTTCACACCTGTGCTCTTTGACGCCCTCTTTGATAAGGCGCTTTTTGAGGTTATTTGACTGAACCAGCCTATTCTCCACAAGATATGTTTCTAGAGGTTGCTTTTTAGGTAAGGTTTTACCTTTATTCCACGCTTGTCCGTGAAAATGAGAAATATCTAAATTTAACTGTCTAATACGTTCTTTGGCACACTGGTAGTTTCCTCCAGCTTCTCTCAAATTCAGTTTTTGTAGAACTTGGCGGACACTACCACTATTCGCAACTGCTTCCACAAATTGTTCATTAGTGTAATTTCTAGATTTTGCCATAACAGAAGACATATACTGTTATTATTTAGTATTGTCTACTGTTTAACACTGCGCGAGGCGGGATTTGAACCCGCACTGTACAAATTTTAAGTTTGGTGTCTCCTGCCTGTTGGACTACTCGCGCAAAAGTGGGATTTCTCCCCGAAAAATCACTCCTTCCAAGTGGGAGGATGGAAATGACAATACTCATTAAAAGTAATCTTCATCTCCTTGTTACTCAGATTACAATACTCAGCTGCTTTTGGCAAGTTCCACTTTGCAGACCAAAGCATTTCCATAGATTTACGAGTTTCAGTTCTCATGCGAAAGATTGAATAGTGTCAGATTGAATTGAAGAAGCTGTAGAGTCTAAACGGGAGTTCTCATCGGAAGCTTGTTGGTTATTGTATAGTATACCCCATCTTTCGATTTCAAGTTTACCTCTTTCTCGTTTTGCAGTATTAACATTACTAATCAAATTATCCGCTTCTGCACGAAGAGTATCGATCTCACCAAACTTTGCGGTAACTTGATTGTAATATGTTGCACAACCTCCTGATGAACTAATCGTTACAGTATAACCGATTCCAGTCCCACCATCCTTGGTCAGACTATTGAAAGATCCAATACCAGCATTAGAAGAGGATAATGTATTTGTACTATAATCTTCTGGGGAAAGACCAGTATATGAACGAGAACTCATGTTTTGAACTCTGACTTGAAATAAGTCATCCGTCAACTGTTCATAACCCGCAAGACAACTTGAAATTCCACCAGAATAAGCTGTGCATAATCCCGTTGTAGTTCCACAACCACCATTAGGGTTGCTACCAACAGCTTGCACAATCAAATCTTTAATCTCAGTCTTAAGTGTTGTGATATTAGACGCAATGGTGACTAATCGATTGTCAATGTTTCTGGTAAAAGGAGTATAGTCATCAATCCTTTCTTGTAAAGGAGGATCAAGCTCATTTCCTTGTTCTTTTGCATCCTCAATATCTTTCCTCGTAAAAGGGAGAAGTTCTGGATTATCAACACCATCAAATCCATCAATCAAAAACTTACCCTGTTCAACAGTCACTGCGTTTTGATCTTTAGTCTTTTTAAATCCCTTCAGGATATTATCAGTTTTTTCAGACATAGTTCTCCTTAATAATCCCAACCAGCAACAGAACACTGATCACTATCACCAGGATAATCTTTTGGTGATTCTCCTTCGTACTCAGAGATATTTCTCTCACAGTCTTTCCGTTCTGCAAAGACAGTGTAATGATAGTTATACTTTATTTCACCATTAAATGGCAATCCCCCGCCAATAGTAATTTTATTATCCTTGACACTTTGTACATAAAGATATTGAAAAGCTCCTACAGGAGTAAGATTGACAGTTATACTGTCCTCATGAACAAGATCTTTCCAATGGTCTGGAAGTTCAATGACTTCTGATCTAGATTTACCTCTGATGTACACACCAGCTTCAGGTGTTTCTGTACAAACATATCTCAGTCTGTGTCCAGACTTTGATGGATGAGGAATATCAAAGTTCTTTTTAGCTGACAAAACATGTCCACCCTCTATAACTGGTCTGCCCATGAGCAAACGAGTTGTTATATTAACACCACTCGTAAAGTTAAATCCATTAGTGACTCTTTGTCCAGTGACAAAGTTCAGTCCTTTCTGGACACGCATACCTTGGTGAAGGTGAATGCCTACCTGAATACTTAAACCATCCACCCACATAGAGAATGGTGTAACCAATGGTGGATTGAGTCCAGGTAACGATGGTGGCGCAGGAGGTCCAACATTCAATACAGCTTTATAGATTGGTGCTGCAACAGGAAGTCCAACAAAAACTGGACCATTAAGAACTGTGGTTCCTACTGGATTTCGATCTGTGGGAAGATATCCCACATCCGTCGTACCTACAACAAGTTTGTCTGCTTGTGCTCTAGATATATTCATAGTCCAGGTACACTAAGTCCCATAGATCCAAGGATACCAGATAGAGAACCATAAGTTACATCACCTGAAGATGCAGCTGTCAGAAAACTGTATTTCAATTCAAAGAAACCCTCAGAGATAATATTGATTTGATTACTACCATTGATCGCAATTTTCTCTCCTTGCAGTCTGATGTCTGGGGATTTGATGTTTGCAACTTTGTTTGCATTAACGGAGAAGTCACCATCAGGTGCAGCACCATCAGCAAAGATTCTAACGTTCTTTCCTGAGAGAACAATATCACCATCATCTGCACTAATCCAAACATCACCATGTTTGCAGTGTATGTATTTTCCAGGATTATTTTCTTGACCAGATTTGAGACCATAACCACAGACTTCCATAGAAAGTCCAGGTGTATTCATCACCATCCGACCACTACCAGTGCTGGTGCCGTCAGTTCCCTGACCCATACCAGAGTAAAATCCTAAGGATTGTCCCTCTTGTGTTTGAATATCCCAGAGAGTCATTCCATGAATACTGGGTTGACCACTCTGTTCTGCGTGACGGACACCTGCCTTTCTGTAGGTCTCTTTTCCGTCGATAGGTAAACTACTTCTACTCATTTTTGTACACAATCAATCACAGTTAGTACCGCATTTTGGGACGTTGCAGCTAACGCGTTAGCATCATCAACTCTGGTGAACTTGAGAATAGGTCGCAGAGTAGCACCAACTCCAGTATCACTATTTATTCTGATTCTAGGAAGTTCTGTAAATCCAAATCCTTGTCCACCAGGTACGACAGATGCACCAATGATGAATCCATCAGAAATATCCAACTCAACTTGTGAACCACTCTCATCCACAACTTCACCACCATTACCGTCAGGAATCATCACATCAGCAGTGTCGTTATCATCATATCCAAATCCAGTGTCAATGACTGCAACATCATCAAGTCCAGTTACATATGATGTAGAACCATCAGATCCATTGCCACCCGCACCATCAGGAGCTATTGCACCAGTAGGAAGATCACCATCTGCGGCTGGAACAGTGACACCAGTGGTGGATTCAGTTACATTACCATCATCATCAACACTAAATGTGGTTTCTACAGTATTAGGTAAGAAACCTTCACCAGGAGATACGATCGTCACAGCGACAACACCTTGTTCATCACCAAACTCATTTGGTTCATATAATGGATTACCATTATCATCAGAGACTGGTTCTTCATTCTCATCAAGAACTCGTGATACAGAACCTAAGACAGCATATCCACCTGCACCATATCCATTTCTACATCCATCAACAAATGTGATTAGTGGTGGAGATGTAAATCCAAAACCAGAGTTATCAATCGCAACACCAATAATCTGACCCAAAGCATTGACAACAGCACTACCAGTTACACCACTTCCATCACCACCAAAGAAGTCAACTCTAGGTGGACCACATCTCAAGACATTTGTACTACAATCTGGAGCGACTGGATCTGCATCAATAGCATTGTCCATATCTTCAATAAGAGGATTCACCAGACGATTCAGATCTGCTTTCTGAAGTATCTTGTCAAAGTTATCAATATCATTCTTGTATGGACCATAACGACTTGACCAGGAGTTAGCAGGAGGACACTTGAGTCCATCACAAGCAAGAACACTCAGGAACAGGTTTGCAAGTTTGATTCCTTTCGAAATGATACTACTTACATTTCCAAGAACACCACCAAATACATTACTCAGTTGAGCTACAAGAGGACCAACAGTGTTGTCTAAAACATTGAACAACTGACCAAACATATCACCAAGGAAGTTTTCGATCGCACATGCAGGTACATCAAAAACTCTGTTGATCATATTTTCAATACTATCTTTGAGATAGTTTTTCAGTTGTTTACCAACTTTCTCAAACAAACAGAATATCAAATCAACGATAGATTTTACAGCTTTACCTGTTTGTGGTTGAAGTGGTTTTGGAACGACAGCTCCAAATGTTATGTCTAATTTTTTTAAGATCTCTTTTACAGTCCATGCTCTCGCACGACGAACCAAGTTCGTCATCGAACTGTGGACTCTAGAAACAACGGTCTTTACTTCCTCATTGAGGTTAATGATCTTTCCAACAACTGGATCAATGTAAACACTCTGAATTTTTTGAACCTGTCGAAGTCTAGCGATGAAGTCCTGAATCATCTTTGTGATTCTACCGATCTCAGTATCCTCACACGGACTTCTAGCATCTACAGTTTCATCTGTATTAAGTTCTTTTGCTTTATGAGATTGTACCTTGTCTCTTACATTTTCAGTGTGAGTAACCTTTCCTAGTTGTGTAGCTGGATTGATGGTGTGCAAACCCATCTTCTGTCTCACCTCAGGTGGAGTATACGGAATGAATTCCGTTTGTCCATTAGAATAAAACTGATTACCACTTAATTGGTCAGCAACTTGTTTGAAAAGAGTTCCAAAAACAACGGGTTGTTGACCATCTTCACCATCAGCAAAAAATCCCAGAACAGTCTCTCCACCCTGAAGCATCATGCTTTCACCCTGTCCACCCGTGACAGACATGTTTGCAGGTAACAAAACATGCGCTAAGGGAAGATCCTTGTCTGGAAGATCAGGTTCTGGATCGTGATAACCAACAATACGAACTCTAGCACGATGACTATAGACCTCTTCACCAGACTCTGTTTCATACGTGTGCAGAGCAGTAGTCCAATTAGCCTTCTTAGGATCAGTCACTTGACCGATCCACCACTTGAAGGGGTCTTTACCAAAAAAATTACTAGAGAATTGTTGCATCAGTCTTCGTAAATTCTACACTCGTCTGCTTCTGGATTTTCATCACAATACATTTCAAGAAAACTTGGATCGTGATGATCTCCTGCTTCGATTTCTTTTGCGTGTTCTTTGGCGTAACGTTCCAGATGTTCTAGTTCATCAGCAGTGTGACGACGCATCTGAGGAGAAACGGTTGGGTCCTGAAGGATCTCTTTATCCTTCTCGATATGTTTTTCGATGCTTTCCATAATGGTGTATGGTTTTTACTATTTAAGCGGTTGCCGTGAAAGTGTCTCTTACAAGAGACAGTTGTGTGTGTGCCTTGTTACCACCAATCTCATGTTTAAGTTCGGAAATGAGATATTTCCCACTTAAATCTGTTCCATCCGTTCCATATCCAAGACTTTTTTGATCAGATGTAGGAAGTGGTAAATCAATGTCTACAGTCTGTCCAGCTCGTAAAGTTGGATTACATGGAACGACGATGTTCAGAGATTGAGAGAATAACAAGTTGTTTCTAGCATAGGAGTAGTTTTGATAAACGGCAAGGTTTTCTTGTGGTTCCAACTCATCTCTCTTTGCACCAGTTTGCATTGCTCCTGGGTCTTTCATTCTCATCATCAAACGAGTCGGAGATTCTTCTAAACCAGTGGGAAGTTTAGGTGGATTTGTTGGTTTTAATTCAGAGACGGTATAGTCAGTGACAGAGTATTCTGCGGACTCCATGTCAACATATATGGTTTTATTTGCATACATACCAGTTCTCAAATTTATACCAATGTCATTACTACGATTGAAGTTTTCATTCAGAATACGGAAAGCACTTTCACTGGCAATCTCTTCTTTTCGATATCTGACTGCGGTTGGTTGTTTCAATAAAGTATCGATAGACTTGAACACGTATCCATCTAGGTTTTCAAAGAACAGAAATCCATAGATCTTTGCTGGACTACTCACACTACCAGAACCACCAGGAGAGATTGCAGCTTTAGGACATAACCATTGAATTGTATCAATAGGACGTTTTAGATTACCAACAAAAGTATATGCGTTTCCTGTTGATTCACTGAACAGTTCTTTTGTTGTCCTGACACCTTTTGATTCTGCACTAGGGCCAATCAGTCTTGATACGGTCTGTGAAATATTACCAGTAAATCTTCTATTGATTCTTGCAGTCTCATTGATAATTGTCTCAACAGAGATGAACTCCAATGATGCTGTCTGATTACTTGACTTTGTTTCAACATTTCTGACAGCATTCACCATCATTCGATGTTTGATTGGATCTAATTTGAAACTACCAAACTCAGCAAATTCTACGTTTAGATTTAAATATTCACCACCCATGATCGATTCATTACTGACCACACCATCAGTATCACGAAAAGAAACATTGATACTAATTGATGGTGATCTGACACTCTCGTAATATTCTATGACAGGTCCGCCATTGAGAAGACTAAACTTCCCATTTAAAGTTGTGCCCTCGTTTCCCACGAGTTCGCATTCAGTAATTCTGAATTTATTTTCCATTAACTGATACTCTTAACGTAAGAGATAAAGTCATTCTGTCCACCCACAGGGATAGGAATAGGAACAGGGACAACTTCACCGCCACTATTATTTACCACAGATTGTGTTACTACATTAGTTCTGTTTATGACAAGAATTTCACTCGTGCCAGAATCTGTGTCTTCACTGATATCCATCGGAGTAATCTTGTCATCCATGTCGTTGACTGCTTTCAGATTATCGACTCCAACTTTTTCTACAACTTCTTTTCTAACAACAAATTCACCAGGAGTCAACATTGTAGGAACAGTATCCTGATCTCCATAACCAGGAACAACACCACCCACATTCATCTTTTTAGGTTTGAGTGAATCTAAAATAGTTTTCACTCCAGGTATTTTCAATATTTGATCAAAGATGTTGTTTTGGCCAACTTCCACGCCTTTCTTGATTCCTACAGTAAAACCTGATACAAATCCATCATTAAGACCCTGTTGATATCCACCATCAACCATAACTTGTTCTTGTTCTTGTGCAGCAAGTTTCTCTGCACTTATCTTTCTTCTCTCATTACCAAGAACAGATTCCTTTTCATCGAGTCTCTGAGATAATGCAAGTGTGGATCTCAATAGAGATTTATTGGATGAATTACTCATCTTTACTCTAGTGAGAGAATCACTAATACTTGATGTAATCTGACTTACTGGCAGACTGTTCTTAGTAATGACTGACATATTATGTTAGAAAAGTATTTCGAATCATCAATGATACAGGAGCCGAATTCGTGGTATTCGATAATGCAGTGAAACTTGATCTTGCAGCTCCTCTTGATTGTTGAACTTGAGTTCCGCCATCCATTCCTTGTGTCAAATTCACAACGGATACACTAGGAGATCTGTTTGATTGTAAGGATGCAATATCTTTACCCTCTTCAGATGAGGTATATGATGCTCTAAGAAAATTCGATGGAGTGTATAATTTATCTTTATCACGATCAGAAAAAAAGTTAAAAGATGTATTTGTTTTCTCTTGACTTTGTAAAGATGTATTTGTTTTCTCTTGACTCTGTGGTTTAGTCATTCTTTCTACGACTTTAGATGCAGCTTCTGCTTTAGTGATACTTCCATCTTTATTAAGATCCAATCCACTATTTTGATCATAATATATTGGTTTGGAATAATCTGTATTACCAAAAGTACTCGCACCTTTTCCAAACAAAACAAAATCATTAGGTTTTCCTACAGCAGCAGGAAATAAAACTGACATATAAAGATCTTCTACACCCGCACCTTGAATGTTTTTACTTGCAAGATATCTGTCAACGTACACAAGTTGTTCTGTTCTGGTCATTTTTGCCAGATCTTCAGTGGTTGTTCCCAATTCCTTTGCTGTTGATGGCATGAACTGAATAAGACCAGTTGCACCAGATCCTGCCGCGTTTTTCTGAGCCGGATCAAAAGTTCCTCCTGTCTCAAAATCCATCACCGCATATAAAGCATCTTCTGAAAGACCATACTTTTTCGCTAAATCAGTTACTCCTTGTTGGAATGACGTATCATCTGCAACCACTGTTGGAACTGAGAATTGAGCTCGAACAGATTCTTGTAAAGCAGCATTTTCTGCAGTATCCTCACGGAATGATGACATACCACTTCTACGTTCTGTTTGTCTGATCAATTCTTCTCTTGATGGTGTAAGTGTTGATGAAGATTCATCCCTATCAGTAGCGACGTTTCCAGCACTATCAGTAGCGAAAGCAGGGCCAAGTCCCATGGCAGCACCAGCTAAGGCACCGAGTCCAAGGGTTCTCAAAATACTTTTAGTCAAAGATTTCACCTGTTTTTTCCTATCCTGTTGAATTTGATTTGGGTCTTTCTTACCCTTGATCATGTTAGACAGAACACCTCTCCCTTCTTTTTTTCCACCTCGTTTTTTCTGAAGATCGTCCTGTTCTTTAAAGACTGCATCCTCTTCTTTCTCCAGCTGTTCTTGTCTCACGATCTGTGAAGTATAGAACGCTTGATACAGGTTGTCAAGGTCTGTGCGGAGAATGTCAACGGTTCCTACCAAACCATCAAAACTCTTCTGAAGTTCAAAGAATGAATTTTTGATAGTATTGTCTTCTTCCTTATCAGCTCTTATAATCTCTTGCGTTTGTTCAATATCAGTAAAGTCTGTTCTCAGTGTCGCAATAAGTCTTTCTAAATCTGTTCTTGTCTTCTCAGAAATTTGAATGCTATCTTCAGACTGCATCAAAGCAACCTGAGATCTTTTATCAACCTCAGCAACTGTTTCAAATAATTTAGCAACAGTTATCTTAGCCATTCATTTTTCCTTCTCTTTGTTGTCGTTTAAGATTTTCGGTTTCGATATGATCCTTGAGTAATGCAAGATAGATTTCCCTTTCCCAGGGGATCATATTTTCAATCTCTGTCAAAGAGTATTTATGGTATTGCATGAGAGAAAAGTTAATCTTATAGTAAGATTCCAAGTCCTCTCGTGCAATACTTAAGCGAAAAAATCAGCTAAACCCTCAAGTACAACAGTATTCTTAACACCAGTGTTGGGATTTTCTACCTCAACGGAGTGAGAAAGTTTCGGCATCGTTGAGAAGAATCTTTCAACATCCTTATATTGTTTTGAGTTCAGTTGTTCGATGAATGCAAGTCTTTCCTTTGCAGTATAGTCTTTAGCTTCCCATGCATCCTCTGCGGTGAAGACTGTATCCATGCAATCTGCAATCACCTTAAAAGTCTTCTCAACAGTCTCTTCAGGTGTCATGGACACATCGAAATTACTTTCAATGAATTGACTTAAAGATGGATATTTCATTCTCAAAGTCATTGTCTTGTCAAGGACAATATCCGTTGTATGTCCTTCAGGTCTTGATACTTTAATCTCATCAACATAAATGGTGACAGGAACCTCAGTGACACCATCATCAGGACACTTAACGACCACCTTGATAGATTCACCAATTGACTTGGCACGAATATTCAAGAAGATATATTCAATGTCAAATGTAGGTAAACTATCAACTTTGATACCACGAGTCATGATGCACTTCTTCAGAACATCCTTGACCGCATTGGTAATCTCAGATTGATCTTGAGATTCAAGAGCAAGAATCAGAATCTTTTCTTCTTTTACTAAGAAAGGACGATACTTGATCTTTTTTCCAGTGGATGGCAAAATCAACTCATACGTGGGAGTTGCAATAGTCGGCAGTGGCATAATAATTTTCTCAGTGATTTATTTAGAACATATCTTGAATGTTTCCTTGTGCATCATAGACAAGTTTACCATTTGCATATCTAAGTGGTCCATCGCCCCCCGCATCCATTCTAGCACCAGTTGCAGTGTCTCGTTCTACAAAATCTGTACCAGGACCTGCTGTATTTCCAAAGGTTCTGTCAAATCCTGCATGTCGATTAACCAAATCTTTTGCAGTTGCATTAGATCCAGTATCATTAGGAAAGGAATGCACGTTTTCAGTTGTATATGATGTGAAGAATCTATCATATGCAAGTTGCACAGATAATTTTAACACATTTGAACCACCATAGTTCACCTTCATAGATGTCATGTTAGTCGGCCATACATTGACAAACTCATATGTCAATAACCTAGCTGGATTTCTTGATGACTTAGAGTTAAATGTATCTCTTTCAAACTTGGTAATATGAATGACTTCTTTGTAGGATTCTGGATAACTAAGTCTCTTATATGCGTTCAGTCTTCTTCTATTTCCCATAGTGGGGTTGATATATTCCATCCATTGGTCAAATATCTCAATCATTACGTGATCCGCATCAACATAGAAAACTAAGTTGAGAGGTGGATAATCCTTAATTGTTGCAAACTGTTCTTGAATACCTTGAAAGTGTCCAATAGCAGAGGTTGCACTGAATCCAGTGCCTGGTAATTCAGCTTCAGCACACAGAAGACTCATCTTCTGTTTATAATCTAAACCAGCATTCAGAGAAGATCCAGAAATACCAGATCGTCTTCTGAACCAATTGCTATCCTTACCAAAAGAAAACACAACCTGATAGAAAGTGTCTAAAGAAACACGACCTAACGTAGACCTGATTCTATCAAGTGGTTCTTGATATATCTGACCGCGAGTGGGAAAGGACACAATAAATAGTCTGGAGCATCTATACTATGTATGAGTTATAAAGGGGTATTTAAACCTTCAAACCCAAAGAAATATAAGGGTGATCATACTAACATTATTTATAGGTCACTTTGGGAACGTAAGTTCATGGTTTACTGTGATTTGAATGAAAATATCATGGAGTGGGCGTCTGAAGAGTTCTTTATCCCATATCTTGACCCAACAACGAATCGTGTTCGTCGATACTTTCCAGACTTCTTTGTCAAATACCAGGATAAGAATGGAAAAGTTCGAAACGCGGTGATTGAAGTCAAACCAATGAGAGAAACTGTCAAACCTGTTCAAACTAAAGGTAAGTCCAGAAAGACAATGTTGACAGAGAACATCAACTACGCAAAAAATCAAGCAAAGTGGAAAGCTGCAAGAGAGTTTTGTGCAGATAGAAAACTAGAGTTCAAAATTATGACAGAGAAGGAACTCGGAGTATGAGCATCCTACAAAACATCACCAATAAGATTGGAAACCGCAGTCGCAGTGGTGAATGGTTTCGTACACAACTGATGGAAGAACTGGACAACAATCCAGACCTCAACTTCAATGATATGGACACTGGTGGATTCTCACCTGGCAATCTATATCAGTATACTTATAATGCAACCACAGAACAACCATATTATGACATGTATCCTCTCACATATGTGATTGAGATGCAACCAGGTGGATTCTTAGGTTGTAACTTGCACTATGTAAAACTCAAGAGAAGAGACGAACTCGCAATAAGTCTTCTAAATAACTCAGCGCAAGGTGCCGTCGCAGTACCTAGAAACACATTACACCGATATTTGTATACTGGAGTTCAGGGCGTCCCATACAAAATTCCAGAAACGGAATGGAGTGACGTTGCTCAACTTCCAACTGAAAGATTCGTTGATATGCGCGGAATCATGATTCCCAAACATAAAGTATACACAAAAAATTAATGGCAGCAGCTAGTAAAAAATACAGTGGACTTGACGGACTAGGTGTTTCGGAATTTGTCTTCTATTTTGAAGGATTTGACGAAAACACTGAACTAGTTCGTATTGATAAAGATGGTAAAGTTCTTGCACCCAGTGAAAACGACTGGACAACTGCTAAGGACAGTGATGAAGCAAAGCAAGCTTATAATATTGCCAGATATGGTAGAACAACGGGTTCATCGATTAAGGTAGCTGACGATGATATTTTGAATGCTAGGTACTTGATTGAATTTGGAAATGAGAATAATGCTGCAACTAATCCAACTGAACTAGAAACTGCTGATAGAAACTTTTACAGAAACGGTGTAGTTAGTAGACCAAGACAATATCAATCGCCAGGATCGGTTCGTTATGGTTCTGGAAGAAATTTTGTGTCCACGGCAATGTCTTATCCACTCAATATTGATCTGGGTCAAGACCACTTGCAGATTAATAAATTTGAATATACTAGAAATGCTCAAACTGGTGGTGCAAATTTAAGTAAACCAGGAGACCGTATCACTAGAGGAAAACAATCTAAAGGAACAGTTATTCTTCCGATGCCGAAGGTTAGTGACTCTAACGGTGCAGAGTGGGGTGAAAGTGATTTGAATGTTTTTGGTGTTGGTGCTGTGACTGGGTTGAAGTCCGCCAGCGATGCGGTAGGGGATTTAATTAACTTTGCCAAAGACGGATTTAATATCGATAACCTTAAACAATCGATGAAACTTAAGGCGCCAACAGCTGGCGGGGTTAACGCTTTCATTGGAGATGCCGTGGGTGCTATATCAGTTGCTGGTGCATTAGGCGGATCAGAAGTTCTGAAAGCAGCTGGTATCACGGTTGAACCTGATGCATTACTTGCAAGATCTACAGGAAAAATCATTAATCCTAATGCAGAGTTATTATTTCAAGGACCTGTTCTGAGGGACTTTGGATTTCAATATTTGATGGTGGCGAGAAGTAAAGAAGAAGGTGATCAAATCAGAAGAATTATTCGTTTCTTCAAAGAAGGTGCAGCACCTAAATATCGAAATCAAGCATTATTAGCTACACCTGACATTTTTTCATTGGAATATCAGACACCTGGTAATCCAGGGATTTTGAATAGATTTCATGATATGGCACTAAGAACAATCACCGTAGATTATGCACCTGACGGGTTCTGGAGTGCTTATGAAGACTCTCAACCAGTTGCAGTTCGTATGAGTCTTCAATTTACTGAACTTAGACCAGTTTATGATTCAGACTATCAAACTGGTCCAGTCGCAAATGCTGACGAATATGGAGGTGCTCTTAAATCAGCTAATGGAGTGGGTTACTAATGACTTATTCAGGAAACAACAGAATCAAAAACACCTATTTCAGACAGTTTCCAAAACTGTCTTACCCATATCTGGGTAATGATAGAAGGTCTATCTATGACTACACACAAGTCAGAAACATCTTCAGACGTTCTGTCATCAGAGAGGACGTTTTAGAGTCATTCATTCTCTTTGACCAATATAACGTTGAGGGTGATGATCGTCCTGATAACGTAGCTGAGTTTGTTTATGGTACACCAGATCTTGATTGGGTGATTCTGATTACCAACAACATCACCAATGTTAGAGATCAGTGGCCAATGTCAAATGCAGATCTATCTAACTATCTGAGTGAAAAATATACAAACGAACAATTGGCACAAATTCATCACTATGAGACCAAAAAGGTTCTTGATAGTCAGAATAGACTAATTCAACCTGAGGGTGTTTTTGTTGATGCTGACCATACTGTCACATATATCGACGGTGGTGTCGAAAAGACCGTAAGTAGCATTATCTCTGTAAGTTACCAACAACACGAAATTGACTTAAATGACGCAAAACGCGAAATTGATATTTTGAAACCAGAATACCTAGAATTGGTTTTCCGCGATAATAAGGAAAATATGACGTATGAGACTTCAAGTCAATACATCGACGATAAACTCAAGAAGACAGAAAACCCCAGGATCATTGCTCCTCGATAGAGCGACCCTGGGGCGTGAAAAATGCCGGAAAATTTTTTACCGCTTTTTTGTAATTAAAAAGCGGTTTTCAAATCACTCCTCAGCCAGTTTAGCGAAGTAGGACAGTGCATCGTCCTCATCCTCACTGGTGTTGGAGGGTGTGATGTCGGGGTCATTAAAACCACCGTCAGAGGGTGCAGGAGGCGTCGAAGACTTGAAGTCAGGGGTGAATGACCCACGACCTTCAGACTCATCCTCCAGGTCCTCATTGACTTGACTACGGGAGGGTGCATTACCCAGAACGTAATCCAGACGCTTCTTCAGTTCGTCATAGGACTTGAACTGATCAGGAGCAACCAGTTCTGCAAGAGAGTATTCTTTCTTCCAGATGGCTTCCATTGCATCGTCATCATCCAGGAGTGCAGACTGACGATCAAATTCAGAACTGTCATAGTTCCAGTAACCAGCGACCTTTTTGATCTTCAGTTTGAAGTTTGCACCAGCCCAGAAGTCGAAGGGGTTGATGGGATCCTCATCTTCAAACTCGGGTTGCATTGCTGCGGTGATCTTGTCAAAGATCTTCTTACCGAACTTGTAGAGGAACACCTGACCCTCATTGTGAGGATTGGCAGAATCCTTCACCACATAGATGTTGGCGTAGTAGGAGAGTTTACGTTTTTGTTTACGTGCAATCTCCTTGTCGGACTCAATACCAGAGTTCCAGAGTTGGGAGTTGTATTCAGACACGGGATCTTTCTGACCCAGAGTGGTCAGAGAGTTCTCGATATACCAACCACCAGGTCCTTGGAAGGCGTGAGTGTAGAGTTTCGCCCAAGGCAGGTCCTCACCATCGGGGGCGGGCAGGAAACGGATAACGGCATAACCATTACCAGCTTTATCAACTTCAGGTTTCCAGAGACGATCGTCCCCACTACCAGAAGTCTTATTCATTTTTTCCACCTGCTGCACCAGTTTGGCAGTCAGAGAACCAAGGTTGGATTGTTTTTTGAGATTAGAAAAAGACATGGATTAAATCGGATTTGGCTTGTGTTGTGAACACCTCTGAATAATACTACATTTCTTCAGAGGGGTCAAGTTCTCCGTCGCGGACTTTCCTGAGAGTTTCTTTCATATTCATAAACACCTGTTCGACTGATGAACCTGGGGGCATACCAAGTAGTGGAAGAGAGTCTCTCATATCTGTTACAATCTGGTGTGCCTTCGGATCGTCAGACAGTTTCATGCGGGTGTACATGAGTTGTTGTTTCTCCAACAGAGTTTCCAACAACTCTAATTGTTTTTGTTGTTCTTCTTCATCTAAGGAAGGAAACCGCATGAATCCTCTCTGCAGATCGACTTGCAGATCTTCGATGTCCTGCATTCCTTTGCGGACAAAATCAGATTCAAAAAACTCACTCACAGTGCGACTCTCCTTAGAATTTCTTTGTACTTTTGGGTATCGATATTATTTAACAGGAACGGTTTGTACTTGTCAACCTTGAGACTTATGGTTTTCCACACGAAGTCATCAAGTTTACCGTCGAAATTTCTCTTGTAAGACAGGATGGCGTCAAGGATGATCAGTGACTCTACAGATACGTTCTTCCTCAGATGTTCTTTGACAAGAATGGGATGACTACCACTCTGACACTGAAACACAGAGTTGAAGTCTCTACCATCAAACAACTGTTCCATCTCTTGTCGGAACACATACCGTAGACTCTGCACTTTCTTTTGCCAAGTCTGATACTGTTCCTCTCCTATCTGAATGATCTCACCGATCCACATCTTCTCTGGGTTATCACACTGTGAGAAGATCGCGGTGAAATAATCAATGATCTCTCCGTCTTTCTTCTGACGGGACATCTTTTCAAAAAAATATTTATCTTTCCTCTTATTGAAAGAAGCGGTAGACGCTCTCGTCTTACCGCCGTATTTGAAGTAGTCGAAGTTGTCCTTCGTAAAATGATTTTTGAATGCTAGATAAGTCTTATAGCAATCAAACGCAGTCATAAGGGCAGTCTTGCGCGTGATGTTTTTTTGAGGAAATTGAGTTCCTGAGCTTCCCATTTCAGTTTCTCCTTCAGAGGTTTTGAAATGAGTTTGGGTACTGAATCCAGTTCAATCGCATTCTTTTCACAGTAGTAGATGATTGCATCAATATAACTCATTTTGTCCTTAGAGACAATACCTTCGATCTCTTGTGCGAATCTTGCGGAACACAAGAACTTCTTCTCTAGAGCCTTGTTGATGTCATCCATTAACCACCATTCTGTTTTCGACAAAGTTTTTAACATAATTCACCAAGAGTTTAATAAAGTCACTTTTGTTGCGTTTATCATAAATGTGAACCTCACCACCAGGAGTTACCATAATTGTAATGAGTTTCTTGACAGGAATGCCAGTCAATTCGTAATACATGCACGCATATGCAGTCTCTTGGACAAAGTATTGTTCAATCCATTTTTCAGGTTTGATCTTGTCAGATGTCTTGAAGTCGATGACTGCAAGTTCTCCTTCATACTCTGCGATACAATCCACTCGGCCTGCAAGTCCCAGATACTCAGAGTATAGAGTTCTTTCGATTGCATGGATCGTACCTATCTTATCAAGATAAGGTTTTGCGTGGTGGAACATGAATCGAGTTGCGGGAAGATAGTCCTCCCATTTCAACTCTCTGTTTTCTAGATACGCCTGTGCGGCTTCGTGAAAATCCGTGCCTCTTGTTGTGGCTCTCTTCGTAATACGATTGGCTTCCTCATCACCTACCCGTTGTCTCCACTTAATGAAAACGTCTCTGTTGTAGAAACTGGTGACTGAAGTAATAGAAGGCACCCAATCACCATTGGGTAACTTATATAGGCGCATTCCATTAGTCTCTTTTTTATCTAACTCAAGATCACCGAGGTGATTTTCAACAATGAACATTACATACCTAGAGCAAGTTTCCTAATGAGATACTCCCGTACAAGACCAGAACGAACAATGTCATTGACATTGAACTCGACCATCTGGAAGAGTTCAGGCATCTGTTCCAGGATCTTCATGAAGTCCAGGATGCCATTCTTTTCATGAGTCTTCTGCAAGTCTGTCTGAGTTGCATCACCACAGAAGATGATCTTACAATCCTCACCACAACGTGTGATGATGGAGTCAAGTTCATGGAAGTTGAGGTTCTGACACTCATCAACCAGAACGATAGCTTTGTCAATCGTAGTACCACGAATGAAAGAAGTTGACCAGAACTTTATGGTCTCCTGCATTTTCAGGTTACCATACAGCATTTCAAAGTCAGCATCAGTAGCCATCTCAAACATATATTTTACCATATGTTTGTATGGAATTTGATACAAAGATGACTTGTCTTCATGGTCACCAGGAAGGAAACCAATCTCCCGTGTCGAAACAAGAGAACGAACCACATACACTTTGTCGTAAGGAGTGTATTGATCAAGCACGTCTCTCAGTGCGAGGTACAATGCAACGAACGTCTTACCCGTTCCAGCTGCACCGTATGCAAAAATATTCTTACCCTCTTTGTATGAATCAAAAAGAACTTTCTGATTATCCGTGATCGGTTCAATTTTTGTCAACAGATCAGTGTTGATCGGTTTCTTTCTCTTCATTTGTTTCGCGGTCATTCCGACGCCGATGGGTGAGTTTCCTTTTCTTGCCATTAGTGATTGATTTTGGTAACGCGGGCTCCTGGTGCTTTGGATGCTTTATGAAGTACATCATTCCATCCTGGGTTTCTGGCGATGAGTTTGTCTCGCCATTCACCTATCTCTGCACATCCAGGTGCGGTTGAGGGATCAGACCAGTCTCTCTGCCAGTCTGGATTATCTTTACACCAATCATCCCATTCATGAACACTCAGTGAGATCGATTTTTGTTCACCAGTCTCTTTATGTTTTACTGGATATGTTGCCAAAATTTTCACCTCTTAATGATATGAACTTATTTATGGATACATTACAATACCCAATCTACATCTAAACCTCCAAGGGCTTCGGTACAAGTTGGAAACTGCTCTGCAAAGATTTTTTTGCATCCTTTGGCAATATCCATATGTTCTTTTTGAGTTCCTGATTTTTCTCGGAGTGCGATGTAATGAATCCACGAACGGCAAGATCCACTCATGTAGATGCGAGTGGGAGTACACAATGGAAGAACATTACGAGCACATTCTTTTGCAACACCTCGTTTCAACATCTGTTGGTACAGAGCCATAGACGAGTCAAACAGAGTCTGCATCTGTTTCTCTAGAATCTGAACCTCAAAGGGATCCAGATCATCAATACTGTTCTGACGATTCTTCTCATCCTGACGACGCAGTTCAGGCAGAGGGATCTGATTACCAAGTAAAGAAGAGTCTGCATACCGTTGCGAAAACTCTTGATATGTAAATGAGCGGTGGCGCAAAATTTGAGCCGCGATAGCTCTGGTGGTCTCGATCTCCAGAGTCATGAACGATTGTTCGAACACACTCCAGTGATTGTGCTTAATACAGTAACCCAACAACTTAGCATAGTTTTCATTGGTCTGGTTATTTGGGTTAGAGACTCTGGCAATGTAAGCCATAGTCTGCTCCGCATCGGGAGTAACGCTTACTAGTTTGACTTCTTGACTCATAACATTCTCAACAATTTATAATCTTTGTGATGATTTCTATCACCCTTGTATGTTTTATGTAAATTTTGTTTTGATAGATTATTTTCAGAACAAAACTTTGAAAGATTTTCAACTTCTATTATAACACCATTAGGATCTTTAATCAACCATTTTCTAGAGTTGTCTGGCATTTTAAAAACATTATTCCTAATGGCATCTTCAATATTTTCTTTTATTGTTCCCCATTTCAGATTAGACAAAGAATTATTATCTTTGTCATCATCAAGATGTCTGACTATTTCATATCCCTTTGGATTTGGAATAAATGCCATAGCAAGAAGTTGATGTAATCCCTTATGTTTTCTTTTTCCTTTTAAATCATACAAGGTAAAAGCATAATATCCTCTTTTGTTTTTATGCCCGTTAATATATTTTTTAAGTTTAATTGAATAAACTTTTCCATCTGGATATATTTTATAATGAGGATACTCATCGAGTATCCTATAATCCATCTCCATCATCGTCGTTAACTAATCTGTATGAATTATTTACACGATTAGTCACACTATCGTCATAGTCATCATCCTCAAAAATTTCGTCGTAGTCAGTAATGTGTGGTGCGATCTCTTCGTATTTGTATGAAGTCACATCAGAGTAAACCTCAGACTTCAAACATTCTACCAGAGATTCCAGATTACGGACGATCAGTTTCAGTTTCTCCTTGTCCATCGTTGTCTCCATAATTATTCAAAAGTTCAGAAATAATTTTTTCACTCCCATTGATACTCTGAATCTCATAGAAGTTTGTTTTCATGTACTTCTTGAGTTTCTTGTATTCTTTGGTGAGTTTATTCACCTCCTCCATGTTGAGGCGAATACCCTTCTTCTTTTCATTACCATCAAAACCAAAACCAATACTCATCGTTCCCTCTTCTTCTTAGCTTCAGGTTTAGGTAAGTTCCACAGTTTAGGATTGATAGTTCCAGGACCAAAGTCAATGGAGATTACAGTGTTTGGTCCAAACTTATCATAGTACATATCAAACAACCTAGAACGTTTTGTTGTTCGTACCAAGTCTCTTCGGATGTCTCCGTCAGGACTACGGTAGGTAATCAGATATGCATCAGTTGGATTTGATGGGTTAGTGGCGTCCATCTCATTACAATTTTCAACAAGAAGTTCTGTAGAGTAAATTGTTTTGTGGTCCTTCTTATCCGAAGGAGTCCAGTAATTTTCCTGCATTACTTCTTCTGTTGTTTGGACTTTTTGAGTCATGTTCAACCTCCTCGGTTACCCCATTCGATGTCTGGGAATGCTTCTTCTACAACTGGTCGTGAGAGTTTATATTTTTCAGTCAGATTCTTGTCCTTCACCAGACAAACAATATCGGCTTCATCTGGATGAAGTCCTTCAAGAAGTTGGAGGAACAGTTGTTCTCTCTTGACTGGACGAAGGAAATCATTACCACCTTTCACAAAGTTGTAAAGAACTTTCCACTCATGTGCAAGGTAGGTGTGTTCAGTGCCTGCAGGTGCCTCATTCTTATTGTAAGGAACTTCCCCTTCAGGCAGAACAGATACAACGGTATCATCAAAGTTCCAAATCAGAATAGCCTTGAGATGCAAGGACTCATTCTCTTTCAGAACTTGAATCTTTTTGGCTTTAGTTCTCTGTTTGGAAACCTTTGCGAGGACTTCACTCAACAGAGGATTACTTGGGAGTCTCGATTCACCAAGTTCAGGATGTGTGTCAGTCATGGGCATAATTAATCTTCTTCGTAGTCGTCATCTAGATCGGAATAAAGAAAGTCGGAGTTCTCAACACGGAAAGTGATGATCTCATCTGGGATTACATTACCTTGTTCATCAAACATCTCAGGATGTAATGGAAGTGGGGCAGTCTTTTGGATGTGATCTTTATACAACCATCCAATTATACCACCAACAGCAAGGAAAAGCACGGAAATGAGTGTGCTCAAAGTTAAGGTGAGTGCTAACATTTTTATTTCTCCCAGATTAAGTTTGGTCTCTTTTGGTGTCGGGGGATCCTCCTTCCTTAACATTAGTTCAACACCTTTATTTATTCTTAGCTTTGGGGCGTCTTCCTCGTCTACGGGTCTTTTCGTAATTCCAGGCATCTTCAAGAATTTTATACAAATAATTTCTAATCTTTCTTGCCTCTGGTTTAGGAATGTAACCATAGGCTTCGCGGAGTTGTTTATGGAGGTTATCACTCCCGCCCTCTAAGTACAAATCTAAATCATCAACCATGAATGACAGGTTTGCAGCTGTCGAACTTTCTATGAATCGTTTGATTTCAGGTCCAGTGATCTTCGCAGACCGAAGATAATGGTCGAAGTCAAAAACATACTTTCTCTTTGTGAAAACGTAATCGATAGCGGATTCTACAACTGCGTCTAAATCTTCCATTAGATTAGATTTTTCTCCCTGAGAAACGATACGGTGTCCATACACCCTCCAATTGATTTATCATCAACGATAATTTGAGGGAACGTAGAGCCTTTACCAAACTTAGAGTAAAACTCTTCTGGGGTAAAGTCAACCCCTAGTTTGTTGACCACATGTTTCTGTTCCGCAAGTTGCAGAACTTGACTTACTTTAGTGCAATAAGGACATCCGTCCTTTGAATAAACAATGAATTTCATTCTTCTTTCTTAGATTTTTCGTACTTGTATTTACACGATTGTCTTGCCCATGCACTAGCAAGACTATTGACTTCTGTACAAGGTGTATCGTCTCTCCCGCAGTATGGACAACTCATATGACTTCGATGTGTGATAGAAAGGACTTGCTGTTCCACCAGATGAGTTGAGCTGACTCCCAATCATCGACGGTGACTTCATCTCCAGTCTTTGAGATGACTTTGTATTTGTGACGATCGTATGGATCATCAGATGTCTGAGTGAAATACTGAGGATCACTTGATTTAATCAGGTCGTAACTCATAATTTGTTTGCAACTTTGTCAGTAACTGCATCAACAACTTGATTCATAAGATTGATGTCAATGTTCATGAACGGTGGGATGATTCCAATGGCTCTGAAGAACCCATCAGTAAATGCAGCAAGGAACAGAATTCCAAGAGTCATACTAATCAAAGAGGCATTGCGGTTGTGTTTCCGCATTGCCTCTTCAATCGCATCTTTAATTAGGTCATCAACCTCCTGTTTAGTATAACAATGTGAAGGTTGAATCTGTTCAAATCGATGAGCCATTAATCATCTCCATCGCATCTTGAAGTTCTTTTGAGTGGTGTAGTTCATCATTCAAGATCTCAAGGATCCTTTCATCTGGTCCATTCATTGCAAGATACTTTGCATAAGTAACCGCAGCATGAACTTCTATTTCGTAGGAGAGGTGGTAAGCAGAGCGAGGAGATACCCAATAATAAACCACGTTGACCCAATAATAGATAAGTACCAGGTGTCTGGCAAAAAAGCGATCAATCCAATAAGAATTACCGCCCCTAGATTCCATGTACTCCAGATGTTCTGTCTCATTGACCGTTTGTGCGAAGTGTTCTTTCATCAAGTATAGATGTTCTGGACCACGCAAACCTAATGATTCTCTTAAATGTAAAACACTCAGGAATGCAAAGTAAGGTGCGCGAGCAATCTCCTCTAAAACCCAGAACCTTTGAAAGTGTCTACCCCTGTAGAGATAATCAATGATTGAGATTGTTATCTCAAGAATAGTTTTGTTGAATTGTTGCATTTACAGACTCCCAATCGTTATTGAAAATCTCCATGCCCTTATCAGTCAGCATGTGATCATACATCTGATCAAACACCTTAGGAGGCATCGTGCAGATCTGAGCACCGTTATACCAGGACCTAACGGCACGTTGGACACTACGAATAGATGCGGAGAGAACTTGAGTTCTGACACCGTGAATACGATACAGATCGGCGATGGCTCTCACGACTTCAAGACCTGCAACCTGTTGATCATCTAGACGACCCACGAATGGTGAAACATATGTCGCACCTGCCTTCGCAGCCAGAACCGCCTGAGGGGCGGTGAAGATCAAAGTGACATTCACCCTAATGTTCTGGTCAGAGAGGGATTTGCAGACCGCCAGGCCTTCTCTGGTGCAAGGTACTTTGACCGTGCATACATCACCAAACTTTTCATACAGACGTTTGCCTTCGCAATACATCTGACCCTCATCACCAACGACTTCCATACTGATGTCTTTGATGCCGATGTCCTTGATTTCCTGATAGACATCCTCTGGGTTTCTTCCACTCTTCATGATGAGAGTGGGATTTGTAGTGATACCATCAATCAGACCTGTCCGATGATACTTATGAATAAGTTCGGTGTCTGCTGTATCAAGAAAGATTTTCATGTAGTTGTGTGTGTACTTCATTCGACGTGTACGGTTCCAATCATACCTGCGCCCTTGTGAGGTCCGCACCAATAAGTATAATCCCCTGCCTCTGGAAATGCAACATCAAACTCCTCACCAGGCATCATTGCAAGGGCTTCATGACCTAAGTCAGGACGATCCTCAACAATGACGTTATGTGGTGGAAGCATGTTGTTGACAAAATGAACTGATTCACCTGCAGAGATCGTGACTTCTGCAGGATCAAAGACTAGGTTTCCGTTAGAACCCATTTGAACATCGACTGCCCATGCAGGCGCAGCGAAAACGATTGATGCAATGAGTGCGAAGATAAACTTCATGTGAGTTTATGCAACTTTTTTATATAGCATAAAAAAGACTCTCCGAAGAGAGTCTCTGTCAGGATATCAAAGTGCGTTGCCCTTCGTCAATTTATCAAAGTAATCTTTGGATACTACTTTACCTTTATATCCAGGAAAGTATTCTTCTACTTTCTTAGGAACCATCATAACAGTTGGATACCCACTAGCAACATAAACAGAGACACTTTTTGTCTCTTCGTCAATATGATGTGGCCATGGAAATTTAGTCTTCTTCATAAGTAAATGTTTTGTTTTTGACTTTGGTATCAAATTCACCAGTGCGTCCTGGTTTCATCTTCCCTACTTTAACATTCTTGCCCTTACCTGGCCAAGATGTTTTGGAAGTTCCTTTGAGTGTAGCAGATCCACCTTTCTTGCGTT